GCCACACGAAGAATACAGTCCCTACTACGGGGCTTGACACATTGAGCTTTCTTTGCTATAATAGAGACTTACTAACACACAGGAGCGAACAAAATGGCTACACTAGTTGAGATTACAGAAGGTGCTTACGGTGCCCGCAAGAACATGATTACTCCAGGCATCCGCTTGCAGATGATCAAGGACTTTGACGGCGAGGCAATCACCTGCTTGGCTGGCGATGAAATTGAAGGTGGTCGCAACCCCTACAAGAAGATCCGTGTTAAAGTGCCAGGCATTAGTGCCTACCGTGTAGTATCACACATTGACGAAGCTCCTGTAGGAGACAACAGTTTGGTTCAGCTCAAGATAGCTGATACGGCTGTAGCACATATTAGCGATGAAGATCTCATCGAGAAGACTCGTGCTCGCTTCCAAGTACTTACAGACATGACTAAGGCTGTTAAGGCTGGTGATGTACGTGCTATGATTGTGACAGGCCCTCCGGGTGTTGGCAAATCGTTTGGCGTAGAAGAAGTGCTGACTAAGGACGACTTGTTCAATACGCTAGGCGAGCGCAAGCCACGCTATGAGATTGTGAAAGGTGCTATGAGTGCCATTGGCTTGTACAGCAAGCTCTACGAGTTCTCAAGCGAGAAGAATGTTATTGTGTTTGATGACTGTGACTCAGTACTGTTAGATGACCTGAGCCTGAACATCTTGAAGGCCGCTTTGGACAGTTCCAAGAAGCGTACTATCTCTTGGAACACTGACAGCCGTATCTTGCGTTCAGAAGGCATCCCAGATCGCTTCGAGTTCAAAGCAGGTGCGATCTTTATTACCAACATCAAGTTTGAGAATGTACGCTCTAAGAAGTTGCAGGATCACTTGGCAGCTTTGGAAAGTCGTTGCCACTACATTGATCTGCAGATGGACACAGATCGTGAGAAGGTCTTGCGTATCAAGCAGATCGTTGCAGACGGTATGTTGGACGAGTACGAGCTGAGCGATGTGGCCAAGATCGATGTTGTGGACTTTGTGTCTAACAACCGTGCTAAACTGCGCGAGCTGAGCCTGCGTACGGTGTTGAAGGTTGCACAATTGCGTAAGGCGTTTGCTAGCAACTGGGAAGCAATGGCTGAAGTTACTGTTATGAAGCGAGGTGCCTAATGGCAACAGACACCTTAGGGTGCCAGTGGATTGGTTCGGAGCAGACCCAGGCTCCGTTCCACTCCTGTGGTAAGAAAGTGTTCCCGGGCAAGAGCTACTGTGAAGATCACGTGTGGCTGGTCTACAAAAAGAACACTAACAAAGGCAACAAACGCAAGATCAATGAGATCGAGAAAGAGTTGGCTGAGATCAAACGTATTGAAGAAGTTGAGGAGATCATAAATGCTTAAAATTATTCTAGTCATTGCCCTAATCATCTTCCTGTTGGCTATTGGGCCGTTCCTAGTCATTTGGAGTTGGAACGTGTTGTTTGGGACATCTTTGATGATCGCTTACAATTTGGAGACCTGGGCCGCTGTGGTTCTGTTGGGAGCCTTCCTTCGAGCTAACGTAACAGTAAAACGGTAAAACTGATCGTTGACCTTAACCGATCAAGACGCTATACTAGTTAAACGCTGTTAGGGAACAGCCACAACAAAGGAAACTTAAAAATGAAAAGATTCAATCCAGAAACAAAGACTTTCAAAGTCTTCACCGCACTGTACAATGGTCAGGCCCTGACCGCCAGTGAAGCCAAGAAGCGTTTTGGCGTAGGTAACTTGGCAGCAGAAGCCAGCCGCATCCGTCAGAGCGGTTATGCTGTTTATGCCAACAGCCGCAAAGCAGGCAACGGTGTTCAGGTCACTGAGTATGTGATGGGCAAGCCATCACGTGAGATCGTTGCTCTAGGCTACAAGGCCGCCGCAATGGGCATCACTCTTTAATTAGGGTTTCAAAGACAAGCCGATTCGCTCCCGGGGCGTCTTTGGGGTGTTGTAGAAATACAACACCCTTTCTTTTGGTTGACAGTTTGGACTAAAGACAGTATAATAGATACATACAGACACAACAGGAGCCGAGATGACAACATTAGAATTTAGACCCAAGTGTATCAATCATGGTTGCACTAAGCCCGTAACATATAGTCACAAAGATGAGCAAGGAAACAAACGCTGGAGAATTCATTGCGGGCATTGCCAAGGAGCCAGCTACGGACGGCACGCTCATGCTTCTGGGGTAACACCATTCAAGACTGGCTACTGCTCTAACAGTGATAGTCATTTAGGGTTTGCTTGTGCTATTAACTACAAGAAAGCTCCTTGGGCAATAGGCATGACAGAGATAGATCACAAGAATGGTGATTGCACTGACAATCGTGTTAAGAACTTAGACGAGCTGTGCCCGATGTGCCATAAACGTAAAGGTCGACTACTCGGAGACTATAACAACATGAAACACTATCGTGTGGCGTAAGAGCCACACTGCCGGCACTCCAATCCCAGGGGTTGACAGTTTGGGCAAGAGGCTATATAATAGAGACATACAGCAACAACGGAGCGAACCATGTTTACAGCAGATCAAGTTTGGGGATTAGCGGTAGCGGCAGATCGTATCAATGAGGGCTACTTCAAAGAGCCTGTGTGGACTCAACCCGACAACGATCTAACAGGTCCTATGGTTCTGGTTAAAGATGCCAACAAGTTGATGGTCAAACAATGGCTCCGCGCCAATAACTTTACAGCAGCTTCAGAAGCTGACATCGAGAAGGGTCGTGAGATTCGTCATTACTTCAACGGCTTCTTGCTCAAAGAACTATCGGGCAAGATCAACGACTTCGAGCGACAGGCACTCCGCATCGCCCAAATAGATGAGTTCACCAACAAGAACCTCCTGGAGTTTGCTATTGTAAGCTGCTTGCCCAGCACTCAACGGCGTGATGTTGACAAGAATGTCCTGGCTGCTGAAGTTAGGAACAGCACCCAGCTGACGGGCGAAGTTGGTGACAAGATACAGGGCGAGATCGAGATCGTTAAGAGCTACTACTCACAAGAGTACAATAAATTTAGAATCACAGCTAAACTGGTTGACAGCTTCGTTGATTTCTGGTATAATACTAACATGGACACAGGAAGTAGGGTGTCTATTAAAGCAAAGATTAAAAGTGTGCGTGGCGACAATACAACACAGTTAAACTTTGTAAAGAGAATTGGTTGACACTGAGCTGAGTTGGTGTTATACTATTAAAACTGAGAAACAACTTAAAGAGGTCTTAAAATGGCAAAGAGCACAGATATTTCCGTCCGCCAAGTCGGTCCAAAAGCCGCAAAGCGTTCTATCCGCAAGGCGATTCAAACACGCCGCCCAGTGTTCCTGTGGGGTCCCCCAGGCATTGGTAAATCCGACATTGTCAAGCAGATTGGCCAGGACGCAGGCCGTGATGTTATCGACGTTCGACTGGCTCTGTGGGAACCTACAGACATTAAAGGTATTCCTTATTACGATGCCAGCAAGGGCACAATGGTTTGGGCTCCTCCAGGTGAACTGCCTATGGATCCAGAGAGTACCGCAATCATCTTCTTGGACGAGTTGAACTCCGCTCCTCCAGCTGTTCAGGCCGCTGCCTATCAGTTGATCCTTAACCGCAAGGTTGGTACTTACCACTTGCCTAAGGGTGTTGACATTGTTGCCGCTGGTAACCGTGAAGGCGATCGTGGCGTGACATATCGTATGCCTGCTCCGCTGGCTAACCGTTTCATTCACTTGGAAGCCAAGGTAGACTTTGATGACTTCCAAGAGTGGGCTGTGATGAACAATGTGCATCCAGAGGTTGTAGGCTATGTAGGCTTTGCCAAGCAGGACCTGTACGACTTCGATCCCAAGAGCCCTTCAAAGGCCTTTGCTACTCCACGCTCGTGGGTGTTTGTAAGCGACCTGCTCTGGGAAGACGACACTGACATTGATACTCTGCACAACCTGATCGCAGGTGCCGTAGGTGATGGCTTGGCTGTGAAGTTCATGGCTCACCGCAAGATTGCAGGTCGCTTGCCTAAAGCAGAAGACATCCTTAAGGGCAAGGTCAAGGACCTGCAGATTAAGGAAGTGTCAGCGATGTATTCTTTGACTGTTAGCCTGTGCTACGAGTTGAAGGATCAAGCAGAGAAGAAGGCCAAGGACTTTGATTCTCAGGCTGATAACTTCTTCCGCTACATGATGGATAACTTCCCAACAGAGTTGGTAGTAATGGGTGCTAAGACAGGCCTGACAAACTACAACCTGCCATTGGATGCAACAAAGATGAAGAGCTTTGACGAGTTCCACAAGCGATTCGGTAAGTATGTTTTGAGTGCAATGGAGAATTAAGACCTCGCCCTTGCAGGGGCGGGGAGCTTCTCAGGGCTTGCCCGCCCACCTATAGAGTGCCAGGGTGTTGCGTAAATACAACATCCTGGCCACTTGACAACTTCGTCGTTTGGTGCTATAATATATACATACTAAGGAGAGCGACACATGGACCCGATCATCGATAAACTAACTACTGCTAGAGTAGGCCTACTGCTCAAAGCACCCTTCTTCGGCAATATGGCAACTCGTATGCAATTGATCGAAGCAGACGACTGGTGCCCGACTGCGGCTACTAATGGTCGCAATTTCTATTACAATACCAAGTTCGTGCAGAAGCTCTCAGTCAAGAAGCTGGAGTTCCTATTCGGACACGAGATCTGCCATTGCGTGTTTGATCACTTTGGTCGTGTAGGTAGCAGAGATCGTATGCTGTCTAACATCGCACAAGACTACGCTGTCAACCAGATACTGGTAGACGAACGCATTGGTGAGAAGATTACAGAAGTTAAGATCTGCTACGATGCCAAGTACCGCGGTATGGCTTGGGAAGAGATCTACGACGAGCTCTGGGAAAAAGCAGAAAAGATCTCTTTGCCTGACCTGCTCAAGCAATTGGGCGACTTGTTGGACGAGCACATCAACGAAGATGGTTCGGGCCCAGGCAAAGAAGGTGATGGAGACAAGCAGGGCAAAGGTATGCCCACTATGACTAAAGAAGAAGCACAACAGATCCGCGATGAGATCAAAGAAGCCATGATCCAAAGTGCCGCGGCAGCAGGTGCAGGCAAGACTCCTATGGGTATCCAGCGCCTGATCAAAGATATGACTGAACCCAAGATTAGCTGGCGCGATCTTGTGCGTCAAGAGATCCAAAGCATCATCCGCAATGACTACACATTCACTCGCCCAAGCCGTAAGGGACAGATGTCAGGTGCTATCCTGCCTGGTATGAAAGAAGCAACTACCATTGACGTAGGCATCTGCATTGATATGTCGGGCTCCATTGGTGAAGAGGATGCAACTGTATTCCTTTCAGAAGTCAAAGGCATTATGGATCAATACGAGGACTTCAAGATCAACCTGTGGTGCTTTGATACTGCTATCTATAATCACAAAGAGATCTCGCAAGACAACAGTCACGATCTTGAAGAGTATGAGCCACAAGGTGGCGGTGGTACTGACTTTGAAGTCAACTGGGACTTTATGAAAGATAATGGCATTGCTCCCAAGAAGTTCATTATGTTCACAGACGGCTACCCTTGCGGCAGTTGGGGCGATGAGGATTATTGCGACACTATCTTTATTGTCAAAGGCAATACAGAAGCAGAAGCACCTTTTGGCCAGACTGTTATCTACGAGAAAGAAGCGGCATAATGGAAGTGCCGGGCTGTGTGGCTTTTTAGCAACAGGCCCCGCTGCTATACGTGTACAAAGACCCTAGAACTTCTAGGGTTTCTTTTGACTTTGGTTGACGGAATCGCCAAAAGGCATTATAATTAATGCTTACACACACTAAACAGGAGCTAGATATGCAAGCAGTCGCAACAGTTATCACAGAGCAGTTGGTACAGGACGCAACCAACGAGGCAGGCATCCAGGCCCGCTCAGCGGCTAAGGCATTCCACGCCAAGCATGGCGATCGTGACGCTTGTGGCTTTGCCTGGGTAAACGTCTACGGTGTTCGTAGCAACTCTAAGTTGGGCAAGTGGTTGGCAGCCGCAGGCTTCCGCAAAGACTACACGGGTGCATTGTGCCTGTGGAATCCAAGCGGCTTTCCTACACAATCGATCAGCATCCTGGAAGCAGGCGCTGAGGCCTACGCAGAAGTGATCAAGACCAAGTTGGGCTTGGACAAGGTCTACGCAGGAAGCAGGTTGGATTAATGGAAGCCCTCCGGGAAACAACCGGGGGTGCCTTTCCCCCGCACATATATCTACTAGATGGAAACAATCTAGTATCGTATATAAAGAGTGGAGAATCAGAACCATTCTATTTTAAGAATCCTATTAAAGGGTTTGATAAACGTGGTAGGAAGTTTGCAACTGTAACTCCTAATCCGTTTAAAGTCAAAGTACAAAGTAATTTAATAACAGTAAAAGGCTCCAATGACAAAGAATACACAATCGATCCAGATGCAAAAACCTGTACCTGTCCAGGGTTCACTTTCCGAGGTGCCTGCAAACACTTGGCCAGCAATAGTTAAACGACTGCTGAGTGGCAAATGAAACGATTCACCTTTTGGCGTAATTCCATCATATCAGAAGTCTACGTGGTTGAGTGCGAGACTGAGGAGCAGGCCCGAACCATGCTGAACGACGGTGAAGTGGATGTATTCTCAGAGGAGTGGGTGGACTGGGCAACTAGGGACTACGAGCTAGAGCACGAAGAGATCATAGACCCTTTGTACCGTATGGTTAAAGACTACGAATCGGTTGACAGTTTGGGCTAATGGCAGTATAATAAACACATACACACAAACAGGAGCTGAAATGATCAAACTCAAAGACATCCGTGAAGGCAGCGTGGTCATCGTGCGTGGCGCATTTGGCAGTGGGCCTGAGGAGCGTGTCAAAGTAGAAGAGGTTCACGCAGACGTAAAGAACGGCCGTCCAGGCATTGACTACGAAGGTAGCTGGGCATATCTTACCCAGGTTCAGCGTGTGGTTACCTACTGATTGGTTGACACTTTGGGCGTTTGGCAGTATAATAAACACATACACACAAAGGAGCGATAGATGAAAGCATTAGAGAAGTTTTTAAAAGACAAGAATCACTGGAACTCATTCTTCAAGGGTCCCCAGTATAGCCTCAACAGTGCCAAGGACCGTCAGGCTGTGGCAGACATGATTGACTCAGCCTTGAGTCCAGAGAACTTGACCTGCGATGGCGAACTGAGCCGTACAGAGGTCAATCGTCGATACAAAGAGTTAATGACTGCGGCCAAGCAACTCAAGAAGTTTGATCCAACAGTAACCTTTTACGAATACGAAACGGAGATCTAAGATGCCTAATTGGTGTTCAAATCATATCACAGTGCGTGGCACTGATCCTGCGGCAATCAAGCGATTAGCCGATGCATTTGACAACGGTGAGTTCTGCGGTACAGTAGTGCCTATGCCAGAAGAACTCAACATTACATCAGGCTCGTTGGGTGATCCTGTAGAACAGGCTGAACTAGAGGCCAAGAGTGCGGCCAACTTAGAGAAACATGGATTCGCTAACTGGTATGACTTCAATGTGGCCAAGTGGGGAACCAAGTGGGAGATCGGCGGCAACGGTGATGTTGCAGAGATTGATGTGGATGGCTTGAGCTTCTCTGCACCCTTTGAAAGTGCCTGGAGCCCACCCATTGGTGTATGTGAAGCATTGGCTGAACAGGGCTTCGACGTCACCCTTTACTACTACGAACCCGGCATGGGCTTTGTGGGCAAGTGGGAAGATGGTTTTGATGACTACTACGAATATGCAGGCGAGAACTCCAAGACTGTGAGAGCCGCTATTGGTGATGAGCTAGACGATATGTTTGGCATCAGTGAGTCAATGGCTGAATACGAAGCAGAGAATGAAGAAGAGGAAGAACTCACCGAATGGCTCAAGGATGGCATTGACAAAAAAGCTCAGTTGGTTGCATTATGAAAGTAATCAAACTGGATCGACGTTACAGTGGCTACGGCACTTGGACACATAGGACCAATGGTGGTTATTGGCAGGGTGAAGAAGCTCGTGCCAAAGGACTAATGGACTTCTACGATATGAGATGCTATATGACGCAGATGAATGGCCCGGGTTGTTTCATACACGAAGCCTGGGCCATTAAGAAGCATGGACAGGCAGTGCCTGATTGGGCTTGGGATACGGACGGCAATGTGTTCTTTCGTGACTCAGCTTTGGTTAACTTCACTTTGGCAAAGGATAGATGGCAATGAGTAGACTATACACGTTCGTGTTCACTGTTGAGTGTGCATCAACCGGCTCTCCAGATCTAAGTAGAGCGGAAGAAATGATACATCTGAACATGCAAGAACTGGTTTATGATGACGAGTTCATCGCGGCCCTAGATGAAAAGGAGAGCGTGACAATTCAAGTTAATTTGGTAAAATGAATGGTTGACGCCAAACCAAATTGGCGTTACAATAGTAATACGCTGCTAACACAGCTAATTTTTAACACACACAGAAAGAGATATTTAAAATGGCTACAGATAAAAAATTCGCAGTCGCAGGTGCTTCAACGTTTGGTGGTGACACCAAGATCCGATTCGCTAACGATATGATGCGTACCAAGATCCTCCAGAAGAATGGTCACACTGACATTGACTTGGTTGACCTGCCCAAAGAGATGACCAAGGCTGAAATCGTTCAGCACTTGAAGAGCATCAAGTTCGGTCAAGGCAATGCCGCTATCGAAGCTGCCATTGCCTACGCAGAGAAAAAGAATCCGTCAAGTACTAAGACGGTCAAGGCCAAGACTGCTACGGTCACGGCCACAGCGACTTCTGAATCAGAAGACGCACCGTTCTAAACCGATTCGCTCCCGGCTAAGAACCTTGATAGAGACCCTACTAACACTAGGGTCTCTTTTTTTGGTTGACATTTTGGACATTGTGCGTTATAATAACAGCTTACACACACAAAAGGACACACAATGTTTACAAATTGCATAGCATACGCAAAGCTAGTTTACAACAAAAAACTAAAAGCATACAAAGTACAATTTGCTTTTAACGTACACAAAAAGTTAGTAGGCACTGACTACAAATATATATTTCCTGTGCAAAGCAAATGCAACTATGTTAGTGGGGACTTACTTGCAGACAACTTGCAAAACGAGGTGCAACGCACTGTGGCATCTGCGCAACAAAGTTTGCGTACTACAAACATAGTATTTGTTGACTAAACTGTAGGGTTATACATAGCGCATTTGACATTTTGGACAAAGTGCGCTATAATAACAACTTAGCAACAAAGGAACACAATGCAAAATACTAAAAGCAAATTAGACAGTTTAATGTTACAGTTACAAGCAGTGCTAGAACAAGCAGGACTAGACGAACACGAGCGCATACAAAATGCTTTTAATGCACTTGCAATAGAACTAGACGACACAATTATAGCATAACACTACAGCGCATAGGGTTATTGCGCACACACTTGACATTTTGGACAGTGTGTGCTATAATTAACACTTAGCAACAAAGGAGTGTGTATGCAAGTAGAAGTAGTGGACATTGAGGCGGATGGTTTTTACAAAGACGCTAATGTTAGCGGCAACTGCGTAAAGGTTACACTGCGCAAAGGCACAGAGGTTGCAAGCTGTAGGCAGATACTTATTTGGGATGAGGAGTACGCAGAGGACTGCTTTGAGGACTGGAAGGACTGCGCACTTGCAGGCGAAGAGGGATACACTTACACAGAAGGAGCGATATGAAGACAGTTTTTGTAGTGCAAGCACAGGGCTTTGGAGATGACGAGGACGCTTTTGAGAACATTGCGGCGTTTAGTACACTGGCTCTGGCAGACGCACACATTGCGGAACTGCAAGCACAGGACGCAGAGGAAGACAACGAGTTTGTATACAATGTGGACGCAATAACCCTGCAGGCCTAAGGGCCTTTATATTTTGGTTGACAGATTGGCTAAAGTGCGCTATAATTAACACTTAGCAACAAAGGACGTACAATGTACAAAGTTAACGCAACACTAAACACAAACGGCAACGGCTATTGGAGCAGGACTGTAGCGGCTGTAGAGATTACACGACTGCAACTTGCGTACACTAACGACGAGTTGGACTTTGGCGAACTGCGTGTTTATTTTAACACTGCAACTTGGGATGTAAACAAGCAGGGGCTTATATACACAGACAAGCAGTTTATGCGAGAGCTTAAAGAACTGTTAACTAGCAAGGGCTTTGACGCTAGCGATGTAAGCTACAGCGAGCAGGGAATGCAAGGGGACAATTACGTTAGCTGTGACGTTGGCGAGCGTTTTATTAATACGTTTATGCAACAGGCATAACAATAGGGGTGTAGGCCCCGCTGCTTAACGCCGGTTGACAGCTAGCCAAAACCCTGCTATAATACATTTACACTAACACACTTTGGAGCCAAGATGAACATCACCCAAATCAACACAGCGATCCTGCAAGGTGGCTGGACCAATGATCAACTGTCAAGTATGATCGATGCGGTCAAGTTCGCCCGAGCACGTCTCACAGAACAGACCAAACGAAACCTGCGTATCGGTGACAATGTCAACTTCAACAGCACCAAACTGGGCCAGAACGTCACCGGCGTTGTGATCAAGATTGCTATCAAGTTTGTGACTGTTAAGACAGTGTCAGGCCTGTGGCGAGTGCCGGCCAATATGCTTACAGTGATCGAAGACCGAGAATATGCGTAAATAAACATATGAGCAGATTAGAATACTTTAACAGGCCCTTAGTGGCTTTTGATCCTTCCAAGAAAGAACATCGCGGTTTTTATGCAGAGTTCCTAAAGAAGGGCGGTTGGGGTCAATGTCCAGTAAGGTTCATTGTGCCCGAAGATTGTGGAGGAGACCTGATCTCAATGATTAAGAACAGTCTTATACAATACTACATTGAACGAGAGTTTAATATCAAGGCCAGGGTAGGACGCCATTATGGAATTTGATCTGTTGGCCTTCTTGATCGGCTGTGTGATTGGCGGCATCGTAGGTTGGCGAGTGTGTGATCGCTTTCATACCTCGCTGACCACAGACCTACTCAAGGCTGTGGGAGTTGGTGAGAGTCAGCTGAAAAAAGCCATAGAGAATCTACAGGCCGAACTGCCGCAGGGCACTGAACCAGCACTACCTGGTGTAGAAGTTCGGGTTGAGTCTGTTGACAATCAACTGTATGTGTATCGTTTGGACACTATGGAGTTCCTTTGCCAGGGTGCCACTAGGGATGACATCATCAACTGTTTGGCCACAAGGTTCCACAAGGATTTCAAGATTATAGTGAGTGAAGAGCACGGTGCGCAATATCTAAAACCCAACCCTACTGCCTAAAGGGGCTTTGATTGACAGTGTGTCAGAATGGTGCTATAATAAACACATGACATACAAAAACATAGACAACATATTGCAGTGGACAGGTGCCGTGGCCATTGTGCTGGGACACGCCTTCAACGCCATGGGACCAGTGATGTATCCTTGGAACATCATTGTGTTTGCCATAGGAACTGTGATGTTTTTGCTGTGGGCTCTGCGAGTAGGCAATCGGCCACAGCTGATGGTCAACGTGGTTTCGTTGGCCATAGGTATTTTGGGTCTTGTCAAGGCTATCAGTTGATATTTGTAAACCAAACCAGCACCAAAGGCGTTATATGATTACACTAGAAGGTTTAAGTCAGCAACAGGTACAGATCGCTGAAATGTTGTGGAAATGCAACAGTCTTGAAGATGTTGATAGGTTGGTTAGGAATATGCCGCCTACCTATCGTCAAGATGCTGTGGTTGTGAAAGAGCTGTTGATAGCCGCTGGTTTGGATGACTACCAAGAAACTGATCTAGCCGAAAGGGCTTTGGTTGACATCTTTGGGCGGTAATGTTACACTGTAAACACAGTAAGGAGAACGCAATGAAGAAGTTTGTATTAGCAATCATGATCACGGTCAGTTCTATCGGTTCAGCACAGGCCTGGGGCGATCGCGAACAAGGCGCCCTGGCAGGCCTAATCGTAGGTGCCATCGCACACAGAGCCTTTAGCCAACCTCAGCAGACGGGCTATCCACCTGTTCAGCAAGGCTTCCCCCAGCAGATGCCTACTCAGCAGTATCCTGTCTACTCCCCACAGCCACAGATCATTGTACAGGCTCCGGACATAATCTATCAGCCACAGCCTATGCAACGGCAGTGCCATACCTTTCCACAGTATGATGTCTACGGCCGCTTTCACGGCAACCGCACTGTGTGCCGTATGGTTCCTTACTGATTGACTAGAATCACTTTTGGCGTTATAATTAACACTTAGACACACTAGGAGCGCGATATGTTAAAGCTGATTGGATTCTGCACAGTGATATGGGCCTTGTTCTACTTTGGCATTGCTCAGTTGGCAGCCATCTGGGGCATGGTGGCCTTGAGTTCTGTGGCTAGTCTGTGATGCAGTATCACATAGAAGCTGGCGCTAAGACTCGCCAGTACATAGAAGCAGTCTTGCCCTCCATGCTCACACAGTTGGGACTGAACAGTAGCCGCAGACTGTTGGTCGTAAAGGTTGATCAAGATCTAGAAGAGATGGGCACCACAGTGCCGCTCACAGGTATAGACACATTCCTGGTTGTGCTCAAGCCTACTCGCAACTGGGTGAACCTAGGAGTCACTTTGGCACACGAGTTGACTCACGTGGCGCAGTTTGCCAAAGGTCTACTCAAACCCACAGCCAAGGGCAGGTTGTGGAAGGGCAAGCTCTACAAGAACAATCATCCTTATCTTGATCAACCCTGGGAAATACAGGCCTTTGCCAAGCAGGAAATCATATTCCGTAGGGCAATAGAGTTGTAAAAATACAACACCATTTTGGTTGACTGATTGGGCTAATGGCCGTATAATTAACACATACACACAAACAAACAGGAACACACAATGGCTAAACTGTTAATCACAACCCAGACATACGAGAACTACGGTGCCCACGATTGGGACGGTGTTGGCGAGTGCCCACAGTACTGGAAAGCCAAGGGTGGTTCGGACTACGTGGTCAAGAACATCAACGTCAACAAGGTCACAGAGACCGTGATGGGTGTGCGTGGTCAGATCGAGTGCGACAACTACGCTTTCCGCGAAACAATCATTGACTGGACTATCGTGGCTGACGATGCGCTCACAGAGTTTGAGCAGAGCCAGTTGGCTTACGAGGGCAAGATCCGTTATGGTTCTAAGGAGTTGGCATGGTAATTGAACAGGCTATTGTAAACCTAATCATAGTGTTTATCCCTGTAATCATTATGGGTATTGCTATCCTAGTGGTTGACGGATTGGACTAATGATCGTATAATAGATACATACAGACACAAAAGGAACACACGATGACAGATACACAAATTATTGTAACAGTTCTAGTAGTAGCAGTTGTTTTTGCAGTTAAGGTATGGATTCTTACAAAGATCTAATACACTGACAGGTTAAAGGGTTATTATTTGTTTGGTTGACTGATTGGCAAATTGAACATATAATAGATACAAGAAGAAACAAAAAGCAAGGCGATCCTCAAATGTAAGAACCCAGCAGAAATGCAAGCAGGGTTGTAACTAAAGGATACGAAGCGAGTTTAGAGACTCGGTCTAAGCAGAACAGTTAGAAAAGAGTTAGAGGTTACCTACACCGTTAGGGACTGTAAAGAGAGAAGCGAAGGGGCACCTACGCAATCTTACAGTCCAAGAAGGCAAGGCGAAAGCTGAGGTTGACGGATACGGTAGGAAGTAATGACCGGCACGGCCTGTGAGAGATGCGCTTACGGGTAGAGACAGAGAGTTGACAATGGTTCCTTTAATTCTTTTCTAACTGGTTGACACCTAGCCCAAAAGAACATATAATAGATACATACAGACACAAAGGAGCACACAATGACTAATCAACTTACCGTAGCACAACTGATCCAACTCTTGCAAGCCATTCCTAACCAGAACGCTCGTGTAGATATGGCCATGAACCAAGAGTACCAAGATGCCGTTGAGGCTTCAGACATTAACGACTACGGCGATCTCGTTGTAATCGGCCAATAACCCAGCGGTTGACTGGGTTATCGTTTGACAGTATAATAGACACATACAAACACACTAGGGAACACAAAATGGCCAAAGTAAATTATGACGCATTCCGCTCATTCGACATTAACGAATGCTGTGACCACTTTGACAGTGAGAAGCAGGCAAACTGGAAGAAGATTGGCAAGTTCATCGTAGCAGATGGACAAGACTACGCCCACATTATGGAGTCAGAATTCGACTTTGAAGACACAGGTGCAGGCGAGTACGAGGCCTTTGCCGCAGGCGTCAAGTATGCGCTCACAAAGATGAACATTGCATTTGAGGCAGCAGGTCTGGACTTGGAAGTTAAAGAAGCAGATTTGGTAGAAAGCATGGGATACATGTTGGTACTTGCTGACGATGAGCCTGAGGACTTTGTGAAACGTGTTATGAAGAAGCCTGTGCTACACGTGGAAAGCTGGGTCTAAATGGGTTGGGTAGTATACGATGAGCGCACAGGGCATATGGAGAAGTACTACAAGAAGGCTGCCACTGCCCGGCGCATAGTGACCCAGCACAATACAGAACGCCAGTACGATGGATGGACCTATCAGCCAAGTAGGATGTGGGCCTGTTGCTCATACAGAGACTATGAAGGCATCCTACTGGGCCTCAAAGGTGAAGCACTCAAGATGTGGCAGTTTTGCAACACTCAACTTGGTTGACTGATTGGCTATCCTTTGCTATAATAGACACATAGCAAGCAAAAAGGTAGCCAAAATGATTAGACTGATTAGCACTGTAATTTTAGCGTTCACAGCATTCACAGCCCAGGCAGCTCAAGAACACATGGAGTTCAAGACAGCACAAGATTGCCAGGCTGTGTTTACAGGCTTCCACACACAGACCAAACAGCTGGGCTTGACACGCTATGATCACCAAGGTCAAGCCTACTTTGTCAAAGACGGTTATGTGGGCTACTGGTCAGCTGGCAATGGCTGTGATCAAGCTGCCAAGTTGACTATGGAACCCGTGGCTGAATTCAAAGCACGATTTGCTGCCAACAACAAGGCACAGGCTGACGAAGCATTTTGCTCCAGCATGACCTGCAAGGTATTGGTAGGTACAGCGGTAGTGGTTGTACTGGCAGCGGCTCTTAAGGGTGGTGCCAATGTTGGCTGTGTTCTTCCTAGCGATCGTGCTAGTGATGGTAGCCGTTGCGGTAACCGTGCTAGTTCTGTGCGTCCAGGCGGTAAGTGATTGGTTGACAAGTTATCCAAAAGACAGTATAATAAACACATACAAACAAAGGAGCACATATGTTTCATACAGACCAACAAGTAGAGTTCAAGCAGACACTGCGCAGGTTCACAGAAGCTGCCTACAACAACTATGGCGGTCACGCTTATGCCGCAGGCTACCTAGAGAGTATGGCTGTACAGATGCTGGCTGTAATGAGCAAGCGTGAACAGCAGGGCTTTATCCGTGCTATGCAAGACGCTGTTAAACAGCAACAGGCTCAAGCTAAGGAGCCAGTATGAGCTACACAGTATTCAAACACAACCAAGAGTACGGGCCGCGCAAGGGACTAGAAGGCCCTTTTCACTACCCTAACGGACAGGTTCTGTACTATGATCCTAAGGCAGGTGAGTACTGGGATCCCCGTACAGACTTCTATGTGCCTCATGATGATGTCCATCGCCTTCAGAATTCAATCTTCGACTTGGTGAGAGGATGAAGGTGAGGGGTAGGTTGGTGGTCGGTGACAGGTGGTGAGGGGTATAGGTTATAGTGTATACTATACTACTACTATTGTACTAGTGGTAGCAAATCACCACCTCAAAAGCAAAAGTACTCCACCCTAATTTTTTACGCAGCCTATTTTTTATCCCTGTAGACCCATTTGGTACACAAACTATACTATGAATCACTCACTACATCACAGAGACATTGCAGGTGCCCATCTTAATCCTGGAGACCACTGTCTAGTCACTGAGCACAATAGACTTATCCTAGCTAGAGTTGTTAAATGCTATGATGCCTCAAATGGCGTACAGCTACAGCCACTTAACAGCACAGCAGGTGGTCGTAGATCAAAGCCCAATCAAAAGCTGATCAGACGGGAGTGCTACAATGTATATCGTCTAGCGGACACTGAAATCACCATGAGCATACTGAGAGGCGCAGTATAAATCCCAGATCAAAAAAATTTGCGCAGGATTTTTTTATCACACTAGACCCATTTCGGTTCCACAGTACTAGCACACTAGATCGAGCACGATTGAACAAGAGTGCGGCCAGATCGTGTGCAGAATTAACTACTCTGATAACCCACTGAAAATCTGCTTTTTGCGCGGTGCGCTTCGCGCTCTCAGACTCTGGCTCCGACCTAATCACGCTAGGTAAATACTCGATGCGAATATTATACTCTTTTCTTAATCTTGCACCAGCACCCTTGTTCTTTCTAGGGTTCATATACAGCCTACTTGCTCCCAGCTCACATTGTGGGTCGGATTGGAGTATGCCAGCCATGTGGTTTGTCATGTGCCTAGCACATTCATTTCCTTGGGTTTTACGCTTTCAACAATACTACCTTACCCGGAATTGAAAAACAGCAGTGATAAGCACCGTTGAGCACAGCCCAACTTTCCCAGTAGTAGATCTCCAATAAGTCTTGTCTATTGGGGGGACACCATACTAGATCGTGAATCTCAATAACGCCCACGGGGCCCTTGATGGTAACAGTACAATGGTATTCTCCAGTAGTGGTCAACAGTTCAAGCATTACATACTTATGATCACAGATCGTTCGCTTTCTTGAATCAAATATGATTGCATTTGATATATACTCTAGCATTGTACACTACAAAAACTGAGGATGCTCAACATGAAAACACTACACACCTTTGGCTGTTCTATAACACAAGGACACGCACTTCCGGACGTGGTACGAGCTCCACCCAATGCTCACGAACTGGCTGCTTTGGGACGAGCTGCGCATTGGTCAGATGAGCATATACTTGCACCTAGTCAATATGCCTGGCCTCAGTTACTGGCTGATCGATTGGGTATTCCTGTTCAAAATCATGCTCGTCGTGGCGCATGTTTTCAGCAGATTGCTCGCCAGTGCGCTGTGGCAGCTCCCAGCATTGAATCAGGTGATCTAGTGATTGTGATGTGGACCTATCTCAGCCGTGTGAGTCTGCAATGGCCCGCTAGAACAGCAGTGCCACTCACACACCTTGTGGACACTGGTTTTTGGCGCACATATGTAAAACCGGGATTCAACAAGTTGTTTGGACTCAGCGTTTCAGATCGCAGCCACCCGGACATGGATGAACGCATCTATACCTACATACACAATAGTTCAAGATACACATTTGATCCCATGGGCATCTACGATAGATACCACAACAGTCTACTGTTACAGACCATGTGTGACGGATTCCTCCAGGCACGTGGTGCCCGAGTCATACATCTCAGTGTGGAGCCTGAAACATATTTGACACAGCTTGAGGCAGCTAGATCTAATCTGGATCCATCATTGCAAGCACCCTGGGTGATTCCCGATCCAAACACTTGGTATAACCTTGATGTAGATCATCTCAGCTGTCAAGTGATACATGATCCTAGCATACCCACAGCAGGTGATGACCATCACCCCAGTGTTCAACATCATATAAATTTTGCTGATCATATCCGTGAACAGCACTTTTCTAACTGATCCTTATTGACCTAGCAGGTGAGGTATGAAGTGGTGAGCAATTAGCTTGTGCGCTTCGAGACTATAATGTTCTTCGTCAACTTTCATATGCTCGATATCAACACCTAGCTGTTGGTTGATCCACAGTTCTGCCGGTGTTTCCATAATTTTAATTGCCTGTAGATCTCTAAACTTGTTGGTCAGCGGAAGATGTACCCTTGCATTAATCCTCCATAGGTACACTGGTATATCTCGTTCTGCACACATTGCATCGATCAAAGCAATGTCTTTGTGATAGTCTTCGTTGGTAATATGCGTTAGCAGATCGTTAAAGAGTTTAATCTGCATATAATTACGTTCGTATCCTTGCCAAGGAGTTGCGCCGCTGACTGGATAGTTGTCTTTGTAAGGTTTGATTTTTTCTATCCAATGAGGCTTTTCATTCCACTCTACAATCTTTCCATCAATAGTTTTGTTGTCCTCGTAGAGAATAAACTTGTCAGACTTCAAGAACTGTTTTGTAAAATACTCCAAGGGCAGGTTAGGAAATCCGAAGCCCGACGTGCCGTCTTCGGCGAGGTTACAGCCCATTACCCATCTATCCCAGTATGTGCCCTGCAGAGAAACTGCGGAAATATCCTTATGTTGTTCTAACATATGACGAATCCATCTTACATATTTTCTGTTTGGAGCACCGCCTTGAGAATACACATAACACTGACTACTGGCCAAGTGACAGGCATATATTGTAGAGTAGTTGTTCTCGGACCACAACCATACTTTATCAACTGATTTGTCGTACCAATACCCGTGACAGTGGCTGTCACCGATAAACAATACCTTTCCTTTATGATTCATAATTTTACTCATTTATACTTAACTATAACAGATTGCTGCTTTATGGTCAAGAAATATTTAACCACGATAAATAACTGCATGAAAGAACAATATCTACTACCTATGGCCCGAAGCACAGTCACCGGGCAAACTGTTAAAACACAGGATCTTACTGGCACACGTTTTGCACTCAATCAACGAAGATTGGCACAAGACATGGCCGATCAAACAGCGGCCAAAATGTCTGCTAGAACCGGTGAGTCTTGGTTGGGATTCGTGCAACTGTATACCCCAACTCAGCGCCAATAACTATCTGTACAGATAGTTCACTGAGTCGGGGTTTTCTCTAAATATTTCCGCACCGTTTTTAAGGTAGAACTTGCCAGCTATTTCAGTCTTTGGGCTCAGAGTCACATCTTTAGCAGCCTTCATGATTGCGTGTGTAAATAATCCATGTTACAAATAATTAATTGTTGAGAAAAAAATATGAACATTGCAATTTTAGGGGGTGGAAGTGCTGGATGGATCACGGCTCTTTTGACTCAAGCGTATCACCCATTTAATAGCATAACTGTAATTGAGAGCGAATCTATTGGAATTTTAGGAGCAGGAGAAGGCACTACTCCACAGTTTATTGATTTCCTCGATAGGGTTAATATACCCGTATCAGATCTAATTAAGAATTGCAAAGCAACAATTAAAAGTGGAATTAATTTTGAAAATTGGAATGGCGATAATAAAAAATACTTTCATTCTTTTGGACCAATTGGTCAAATATCAGAATGGAACGATATATTAATTGAAAACGCAATAATAAACAATAATCAAATTGATACCTTAAGTTTTGCAAAAAAAACTTCTAGTTTAGAAAAAGTTGGATTTTCTTTTAAAGACGTTGTTTCAGACAACAGAAATCCAATTTCAAATTTTAATTATCATTGCATATATGCTTTGCATTTTGATGCTAGATTGTTAGCACAATACTTTAGAAAAATTGCTGAGGAACGAGGAATTATTAGAGTAGAAGGAGAATTAAAATCAGTTGTAGCAGATGATTGTGGAAATATAAAACAAATACAATTGAAAAATAACAAACAAATTGACTGTGATTTTGTATTTGATTGTTCTGGGTTTGCAAGATTATTGATTGGCAAACATTTTCAAACAGAATGGATTTCTTATAACAAACATTTACCAATGAATACAGCCTTACCATTTTTTATTGAACATGATGATAACGTATCACCTCAGACTGATGCAATTGCAATGAAGTATGGGTGGATTTGGAAAATACCAGTTCAGGGAAGATATGGTTGTGGTTACGTCTTTGATTCTAATTTTATAAATGAAGATCAAGCTCTTCAAGAAGCTGAAGAATATTTTAATGTTGAATTAAAATCTCCAAAGACATTTAAATTTGAAGCTGGAACATTTAGAGATACACTAGTTAAAAACTGTATGGCAGTTGGGTTATCTCAGAGTTTTATAGAACCCCTAGAAGCAACATCAATTTTTATAAGTTACTCGAATCTAACAGATTTTTTAAAGTATGATGGTTTTTCTTCTAAAACAGAATCATTTTATAAAAAATTTAACTCTATTTGTTTAGATAGGAATACTGAAGTTAGAGATTTTGTTTACCTTCATTACATAACAAAAAGAAATGATTCAGATTTTTGGCGAAATTTTCAAAGCAACAATCCAATGATAGACACTGTTCATGAAACGTTGGAATGGATGAAAGAAACCAAAACTCTTGATGTTGATATACAGAAGAAATCTTTTTCAATTCGTGGCTGGATGCAGGTGGCAAATGGATTAGGCTTGTTTAAATACGATACTAGAAACAGAAAAACTCATGTATTCAGTCAAGAATATATTAATTCTTATAATTCAAACTTTCTTAAAAATCAAGAAAACATGTTAAAGATTTGTATTTCCCATAAAGATTTTTTAAATTATTTAAAGCAATAAAATTTCATCTATTGCCGAGATCAAAAAACGTGGTTTTTGACACAATTATATGTTGACTGTGTAAATATTATACTGTATAATTAAACTTATATCAATCACAAGGAGTCCAAATGTTCGGAACAAATTACACTGGCGATATCTCAGATTATCGCTCTGCAGAAGAAATCAATTCGGCTATGGGCCGGGTCTATGGTCATATGACCGTGGCTGTGGCCATATCAATGTTGGTCAGCTGGTTTGTGGGCACAACACCCGATCTGCTGGCTTTCTTTTTTACAGGTGTGCTAAAATGGATTGTGATCTTTGCACCACTGGCAGCTATTCTGGCCTTGACCTTTGCCAGTGAACGATTCAACAAAAGTCAATTACAGCTATTCTTACACGGCTTTGCTGCTCTTATGGGACTTAGCATGGCCACCATATTTGCTGTGTTTACAATGGGATCAATTGTGAGTGCCTTTATGGGTGCGGCCATTCTGTTTGCAGTAATGAGTGGCTATGGCTACTTTACCAAGCGAAGCCTAGACAGCATGGGCAAGTTCATGATTGTGGGTCTAATTGCCATCATCATTGCCAGTATTGTTAATATCTTTATTGGATCAACAGTCATGCAAATGGTTATCTCAGCACTGGCTATCATAATCTTTTTGGGTCTTACTGCCTACGACACACAAAAGATACGTGAAACTGTATCAGTAGAAGGCGACACAGGACGTGAAGAAGTACTGGGAGCTCTTACACTGTACATGGACTTTATCAATCTGTTCATCAACCTACTACAGTTGTTCGGCCTAAAGAAAGACTAATGTGGTGCGTGAGTTATTATCTAGTTGGCGGAACATTCACATCCAAGACCTTTGATAGTCTGACTGAAGCTACGCATTTTATGGTGTATAAAATCTGCACCTGGAACGTACACGACTGCTATCGTGTAGATTAATTCAAGGGCTGGGTCTGTTCTAGGCTCAGTTCTTGATCTTCTAGTTCACGTATCAGATCTGTGATTTCGTCAATAAGACCTAGGTTTCGAACAATTTTGAAAACTAGGTTTTCTACTGACCACTCACCCGCACGTTCCAAACCTGCCTGACGCATCTTGGTAATCTTGTCCTTGACCACTCTCAGTTGTTCTAGATCTTTGCTCAGCAGAGCTCTTTCGATGTCTCGCATGACACCATCTTTTTTAGCTTCCACAGCACTATCATCTACTTCTGGTTTGATTTTCTTGGGTTCAACCAGCCATTGACTTTGAACTATGCTATACACGCCTGTGCTGTGGTGTGGCTCATCTTCGCCCTGTACATAACATTCTACAGGTAAACCTTTAATGGTAATTGTGTGCTGTTCTGCCCACAGTGCCTTTTTGGCCGAAAACAGTTCTCGTTCTTCATCGCTAGGTGTCCCGGGCACAATTAGATGCAGATCTAGATCTGAGTAGGCAGTCCACGTATAGTTGGCATTTGAGCCAGTGATGGTGTAATCAATGATCTTTAGATCAACACCGATGAATTCTTCAAAGGCTCTAGCTATCTGTTTTAGTTTTTCTGTAACTTCAGGCGCTAATTCTCCATCACGCCATATCTTGGGATTTAATCGACGATTTACTGTGACCACCGATGATTCTGTAAACTCTCTTAGCTTCACTTTAAACTCCGTACCTGTTGCGTTTTGCCTGAGCCACAGGGCTAGCTGTAACTGTACTGTCAGTTTCGTGACTGCCACGATCTGCTACTACTTTTCCCTTGTGTCCAGTGGCTCGTTCTCCGGCACGTATAATTTCTTCTTCTTGTGGAGTATAGGCACTGATAACAGCGTGTTGAGCAGTGACACTAGTTGGCGCAATTTCGTGATTGGCCATAGCAAGTCCGAATCTATAGGCCTGATAGCCATCACTGCTAGGCATGGAGGGAAACTCAAAAGTGGTTGACATAGGCCCACTTTTTCTTTTTGAAAAACTACGTTCTACAATAAATTCTTTGGCTCGCATTCATTATTTAGCCCACATTAAATGATAAATGGTTAATGCTTGTTCATCGTAGAATTCTGCTACTAGGCGGCAGAATATATTGTTTCTTTCTAACACCAGCTGGCATACAGTATGCGGTTGACTCAACAGCCATTTAGTCTGATCTAGTCCTAGAGTTTTATGCACCTCGGGCCAACTGATTTCGAGGTACTCGTTATTTTCGGGCTGCCATTTTAACAGTTCTACTCGATTATTCTTCATCGTTCATTGAGTTTAAAATCTCACGTAGCTTGGTACTTTGCACACTGCCACGAACTCGACCTAGACTAGAACCCTGCGTAGGATCCGCTATTTCTCCAGTTTCTGGATCTGCTTTTATAGTTGATCTGTTTTTAATGCTTTCAATTAATGAACTAGACCCACGACTAGTAGCACCGTTAGATTCTTGTTCGTCTTCGGGTAGATCGCTAATTTTAAGAGTTTCAATATTAAACTCTAGATCAATTTTCATACCGACGCCACTACTCGAACGTGTTTTCATTAACTGTAATTGATACCTACCACGTTCACGCATTGCACGACTTGTAAAGATACCAATCACATTATCTGCCGTTTGAATCTTAGATAGTCCACCTGAAATGTGACTGTGATCAAATTCAACTTCTTCAACTGCACCACGATTTAACTGTGCCGCAGTCACGAACACACATTGCTTTTCCATTGCTAGATTACGCAGTTCTTCTGACACATACTTGTCCTTGACAAACAGATTTTCTGCGGAGATCTTTTTGCCAATGGGCATTAACAAGTCCATATAGTCTACTAATAGAACATCAACTTTCTTGCTGCATTTGATTTCATATTCTTTTAGATATGCACGGATATCATTTACAGTCTTGCCACTTGGCATATATTTGACCTGTAGCATACCTGACTTCTTGCCAATCATCTTGACCTTCATTTCGATGTCGTCTAGATTCTTAAAGATTTCTCTAGTGCTGACTCCAGTCACCATACTGTCAATACGCATACTTACCAATGCTTCTGAAAGTTCCAGGGTTAGGTATACCACATTAAGGCCAGCCAGAGCAAAGTTAACACCTAGATTTGCCAAAAACAAACTCTTGCCTGCACCTGATCCACCTGCAAATATGTTAAGCTCTCCACGATTAAATCCTCCAAACAACTTACGATCCATACAGGGCCATCCTGTACTGACCTGTCCGTTCTTGTCCTTTAGTCCCATTAGGCGTGCTCTAGGGTCTGCAAAATAATCTGTGCCCATATCGCGAGCAAGTCCAATCTGAACTGCTTCTTTGATCAAGGCCTCTACTTCACCGTAGTTTTTATTTTCCAATAATTCAGCACTACTAATAATGGCACGTTCTAATGCCTTGTGACGAGTAAAGTTTTCAAACTCGTCAAGCAGCCAGTCCATATGACCTTCTTTCATATCTTCAGGCCGTTTAAGATCTGTTCTACAACTGGCATTGACCATGTCAAAATCTGGCAATACATTATAGCCCTTGGCGTATTCATTCATGAACTCTGCGGCATCTTGCAGTTTACGATCAAATAGTGTATGATCGAAAATACCTTGACAACGAACAAATACTTCTGCATCAGCCAGCATTAGTTCAAGGTATAGTTTTTGTACTTCGTATCCGTAATCTTTAATCATAATATATTATACACTTTTTATACACAAATAGCAATATGTTTTACTGGATCCCATTCTTGTTGAACTCGCTGTTTAGTATGATATAAAACAGCACCAATACTGCTGCTAGGGTCTCCGGGATTGGGCAATGACCAAATGTATTTGAATTTAGGTTCGACCACTGCTTTGTTTGCTCGGCTGTTCATAGCACATCCGCCCATGTATACTAGGCAATCTGCATTTGTTAGTTCTTTTGCCTTGTTCATAATCATTTCAATTTGTTCTTCAAACACTAATTGAACGGCGGCAGCAAGATTGCATTCGTCTTCTATGCTATCTATATAAAATTTTTGATCCTTAACACCTTTGTGAAAATTATAATTCAATTCTAAAAGACCTGTAAAATATTTCTTTACTCTGTAATAGAAAAACAAAGGATTGCCGTTTTCTGCCATTGCCTGTAATTTCCATTCGTCTCGAATTGGGGTCATTCCAAGAGCGCGAGTGAATGCACTGTAAAATAGTCCCAGACTGTGCGGATAACTACGGCTCCATACTTTTGTCATTTCGCCGTGAACACAATTCCATATAGTTGCACACTCGAACTCACCAATAGCGTCCAGCACAACAACTGCACAATGATTGAACGGACTAGTGTAGTATCCGGCCGCAGCATGACTGCCATGATGAGGAGTATAAGTAACAGGTGCATAGTGAATTTTTATTTTATTTAAATATCTTCTAGGCAGAACATTCATATCGAATGCTCTATTATATTGTCCAGCACGTAATTGTCTTGCTTTTTTGATCCACGGACGCTCGTACCAAAATATACGATCTGGAGCTCCGTGACACAGTGCTTCAAAAATTGCAGTTTGCTCTAATTCGTCATTAGAAGAACTTTGATTTGATATTAATTTACCGTTATTGATCACCGCAAGACTGCTGCCGTGATTAAGAGCGTTAATTCCCCAAGCAATCATTTATAGATAAAAGGATCACGTTTTCTTAGTTCTTCCAAACGTTTTTTCATCCTTTGTTTTTCTTTATACTGATAGAACGGATAGCTTATCCAATACCATATTTTTTTAAACATTTTCATTCCTTATTTTTATCTTTTGTTCTTGCATTTTCTTTGCCATTTCTAATCTAATAGCACCGTGTTGTGCGGTCTTGATAGCATCAACTATCACAAATAATTTACCATATTTTTTCACAGCATCTGCACAATCTTTAATATCTTTATCCCAGTTAGGGAATGCCACTGACCAATCGTAGTCTATGGCCTGTTTGATCAAAAGTACTCCAGCTTGATCTTGATCAGGAATAACAATAACTTCTTTGCCTAATTGATTAATTATGTGTGCCTGTTGTTGTGATATTTCATTAGTCAATAATGCAACTCCGTCGATTGCTAACGCATCAAACGGTCCTTCGCACACAAACACATATTTGTTCAAGGGATCCTGTGCATCAACATTAAACACAAAGAAAGGATGCTGATCTGACAAATACTTAGGTCTGCCTTCTTTGATCTTACGTGCAGTATTACCAACTACGACTCCATCATACTTAAAAGGAATAATTACACGATCAATGAATCCAGGGGCGGGACTCCAACAGAAATTACCATCCATAGGATCGTATCCTCTGCCTATTAGATAATCAATGACCTTGCCAATGTCTTCGGCAATGTCTGGCAAGTATGCACTATTAACCCACTCTGCAATAGTAAGTGTTGCTTCAGGTAGATCTTTCTTGGTAAATTTAACCTTCTCAACAAAGTGTTCAGGTTCGTAGTCTAGACTTTCAGTTTTTAGTGCTTCAAAGACCAAATGTTTGATCTCATCATCATTAGCACCTAGCCATCGACATAATGTTTTAAACTTTTCAGTAAGTGTTCTTCCTGGTTGCCAATTGGCTGTATATTTGCAATTGAAACAGTTGTAGACAACTCCTTCACTAAACATTATGCCAGCACGTTTTCGAGTATCTCTTGCGTGACCTCTATGGTGACAACAAGGTGCATTGAAACTAATCCACCCGCTAGGGCTGGATTTAATCTTGGGCAATAATAAACGGAATCGGTCTAAGACAAGTGTCATAGACTTAGTATACTATCTATATAGTACTTTGTCAACGGTTCCGGAGGTAGGAGTGTGTTTTATTCTAAACCAATTGTATTTGCCGGTCAAATTGTAATAGTCATTGGTGGCGTTTTCGAAATTCAATGTAGCAATATCAGCCCAAACTTCTGGATTCCCGCCGTCACTGAGACTGCCTTGAATAATCACAGATCCACTATAGTTTGTAAAATACAATTGAAATGTATGCAAAGAGTTCGGAGCAGTTACTTCTGGTTTAGCATCTATAATGCCGCTAACATAATAATCAGTGAAATCTTCCCCAAAACTCTTGTGCAGGCTAAACACTTTAATAGAATTGCTGATTGTGGGTGCGCCGTAGATAGAATGTGCTACTTCTATAGTCCCCAGCGTTCCGTACTGACTGTCAGAATACAAAGGAGTTTTTTCAATTACTAGGTATTCGTCTGCATTTATAGTAGTTCTAGTTTCTCTATGCAGACTGTATTGATAACTGCCTGTTTCGATATCTAGTAGGTCAGCAGCAGTAAGGGTAACGTTAATTTTGCCTGTGACTAGATCAGTGACTGTACAGTCTTTTTCTAAAATTAATTCTTGAGTGTCTCTACCTACTAGGGTAAAAACTACTGTAGATCCGGTTATATTCAAGGATTTTTGATCGGCATTTTTGACCTGCACTTTGATCCGGTTATCCATTCCGCCGTAGACTTTTATGTTTCGTTGATACACTTTTCGATACCTCTCTGTTGTCCAGGCGCCGACATTTGTAAATACATCGATGTTATTTGGGTATAAATAAACTGAAATTTGTTGCATACATTAACGGACCTTTAGCATATTTATCTATGAGAATCACAGAAAACCTACAGCAAAACTTTCCATTCATATCCGTGTTAAACCACGTAGATCAAGAATATGTTGGTATTATAATCAATCAAGATAATCAGATCACTAGTATGTACGACTATTCGTTGATAAAATCAGACCTAGAAAAAAGTAGGTTTATAGAACTAGGAGAAGCTTGGTGGTGGGAATCTAATCGTCAAATACCCATTAGTATTTTTCTTGCTAGAGAAATTTTTACTTACAGATATGCCATAAGAAATTTTGCAACTAAAGATATCAAAGTTATATTAGGACCAATTACCAGTCTTAATGACATCATAATTAAACGTGTAAAAAGAAAATCTATTACACTGGTAAGAAGAGTACCTTAAGAGTATCCGTAACTGATACCTTCGCAGATCAAATTCATTTGTACTGCTATTGCTACAGCATATGCTGTAGCATGACTTTTCTTAAAGTAATAATCATCGGTCTCTGGTTTTGTCCACACTTCTGCCATTACTGTGGTCCAATCTTTTCCTATCAAATAACGCTTGGCTGGACGTATCATCCCCAATACTGCCGCTAGTTGTTCTATGCTTTTCGGCTGCATTTCTTTGAGTATTGAACCATGCCCGTTGACGTGAAAGAGCAAGCTGGTGAAATCGTCTTGTAATAGCAAATCCCATAATGGCTCCTGATTCATTAGATATACTAAATGCTCTTCATCTTTAATGCCGTTGTATAATCCAACATTGAGAAAATCTATTTTAAAATACTCTCGTTGTTCAGCGATATCATAGGGTACTGCACACAATCCTGTTAGTGCATTAACTGGTACTTCGTGCATGTAGATACCAGTATTATGCTTGACCAACCGATTGTTTTCAACACGGCTGGCTCCTATGTGTTTAAATAATTTTAGTGCAGAATCTCTGTCTGTAAAATCTATGTCTATATCAGGCATCTTTACCATCCCAAACTGCTATTTTTTTCCACTGTAATTTTCCCGAAGTTTCATACGGCACATAAACTTCACCAGTTTCTTTATCAGCCAACATCCACTTACCTGGACATTTTGTTTTGATCTTTAGAGTCACTGGCTTAGCTAGTTCTTGAGATTCTGTGCCGTCTAATAATTTCCTCATTAGTTAAGTCTTGTAGTTTCAAACAATAATAATGGCAATGTTTCTGCTAAAAACTGTGCATATTCTTCAGCGTCTTCAGAGTCCTCAAATCCGGAAAATTTTACATAAACGTCACTGGAGTCTTCAGCTACAACTACTTCAATGTCAATGTCGTCTCTTGATATATGTTCTTCATTGTCCTTAAGTTCTTCTTCAACGATTTCTGGTTCCGGCTCTTCTCGTCGTTTTTTAAAAATCATAATATTTTTGCCTCCTTAATGACATCTTTTATTAATTCAACATCAGCAGGCAGTGCTTTAAATCGTTTCATCCAAAATTGCGGATCAATATATGGCTCAACAATGGCCAATTGTTCGTCATTCATTTTTGTCAACATCTCTTTGCCTGCTTTTGTATTTAACACCAGCCAAGGACTAATTGTGCCTTCTTTAATATCATGAGTGGCTCGATTGAGATTGACATAGGCAAAATAGTGTTCCCATTGTGCATTGTTCACGTTAGCCCAATCCATCATGGTTTTAATCGATCTTTGAATAGCACCGTCTGCGGGTTCTATTTTTATCAATTCAGAAACATAGGTATCATAAAGTTCATCACGACACCAATGGTCTAGTTTGATACCACTCTTGATCACATAGTCTATAAATCTTTCTGGATATATCGGCGATGTATTAATTAGAAAACTTCCGAATTTAACAAAAGCAGTATAGTATGGACTACTAGCAAAATCATCAAAATTTTTATTAGACTTTGTTGATTGGGTAATTTCATAAAACCTTTGATAGGTTAGGAGTCCTGCCTGAACATGTTTTTCTGTCTTTGACATATGGCGACGTTTTTGTTCGCAGACATGAACAAAGAGTGTTTTTTCTTTGGCAAATAGTTTTTCACAAAATTCGCATTTATAATTTAAGTTCTGCAATTTGTTTTTTATCCCAACCAAGGTCTTGGCAGTATTCTTTGATTTCTTTGTCTGTGGTAATTGCGGCAAGAGTTTCAATATCATTGTGTTTCATATTAGGAAAGAATTGACTAATTATTTCTTCTTTTTTATTCTTGGATTTTTTTAAGGGTATGTATTCGTGAAAATGTGTTTTACCATTACCATAGCTGCATAGGCACAACAACATCCAAACCAATTTGGGATGTTGCTGTATCACGGCCCAATTCTTATTGTAAATTTCATTTGTGATTTCTACAAAATGTTCTTGGATTTCTCTGTTAGAACTTTTAACACCACTAATGTAGCGATTTAAATTCCAAAAGTCTCCTTTGATTTCTTTGCGACCTTCGTCTGTAGTAGCATCCCAAAGTTCTTTGACTCCTAGATCTACAGCAGGAATTATGTCTTTAAAAAGGTCTACGTGTTTATTTTTTGCCATTGTCTTTGCTTAAATGATATACTATTATAGCACGATCTAACACAGATTGCAATGTCTTATTTGTCCTAGCGGCTCGCCGAATTTCTCCCCAAAGTTGATCTTCTTTCATATGCTCATATAACGGACGACCGTCGTGAGTTCTTGGATCTATTTTGTTTTCATACTGATATCCAATTAACTTACGATCAGTTTTGCCGGGTTCTCTAGCGTAGATCTCCTCGCCATTACGTTCGTAGACATAGGTAGTGCCTGGTTTAAGTGTTCCCATGATCAATTTCTGCAAGAATAAAATATTTTTTTATCAGCATTGGTGTTTTCTGTCCTTTGGGGATTTTGGTATTTTCCAAGTATTGTTCGTCTAAAATTTTATAACCTAAATTTAAAAATTTTTGGCGCCACCATTCTTTAGATTCTAATATTAAGTGAGCATTTCGTCCATCGGGTAAAATTAATTTTGCCGGGCTAAGAGCTATTAAATGATAAATGTATCGACTTCTTTTAGAAAGATATTCTAAAGTTTGATCTACAAATTCAGGTTCAATGTGTTCTAAAACATCTGTAGACATTAACAGATCCACATATACATCATCTAGAGAAGAATCAAACTTACAATTTCCTGGATCATACCCTTGTATTATTTTGTCTGGATATTGTTCTTTTAATTTATCTACTAACCTTCCTTTACCGCATCCAAAATCTAAAATGCTGTTAGGTTTGATTTTAGCAATAAAGTCTTCAGCGAATTTTGGAATTTTAGATCTTTTGCCAAACGGAGTATCGGCATGTATGTCTGTTAGAATTTTTTTATATTTGTCGCTAATCATTTTACTCTTAATAACTCTTGTATAGTATATAATTGTTGCATAAACGGAGACGGAGTATCAAGCACACTAGATTCAAGATCACCCGCCCTTCTTGGGCATATGTTAACTTTAAAATCACAATTATTAACTTTCTTATACAAGTTAATCATTTGTTTTACTGTTGTGCCTACGCCGTGGCCTAAGTTTTCAATTTGATTTGTCGAACGATCAATTGCTTGTTCTAGAGCATGACAAATTTCATTGACATGCGTATAGTCTCGAACAGCCGAGCCATCTAGAGTATTATAATCATTGCCGAACAAGTTAAATTCACCAGTCTTTTCAGCATTCATTAAATTCCACATTAGCCCATCTGGATTAGTTGGATTAATGCCGTCACTGCCTGTAACATTATAAAATCTAAAAATAGTAAACGGTATACTTCGTTCTTTACAATATTGATCTACAATTTGTTCAGACGCTCGTTTGCTAATACCGTAGGGATTATTCATTGGACCTGCTGACCCTGTACTAGCATGAACAAATCTCTTGTATTTTAACTCTTGGAGTATTCGTAGTGTGCCTAGAGTATTTGTTTTATAATACACTATGGGATTTTTTACACTTCGTCCTACAGCAACTTCTGCTGCCAAATGAATTACACAATCAAATTCAAAATCAGTATCCCATAAGAAGTATCCGGGCATTGTGATATCGTTTCGAGCCTGTTCTTTAACTGGCAGTTGTGGTACTTTTCTATCTAGACCGTAGAGTTCTAGATCGGTTCGCTTACCTAAGAACTTGGTTAGGTGCGAACCAATATATCCGGCATTACCTGTTATTAATATTTTCATTTTTCTAATACAAGAAATCCACAGTCATCATTGTCGTGATATTTTATACGCCACTGCGGATTATTGGCCCACCATTTTCTTATACCTGCATAGGTTTCAAATCTAGGTTCTGCTACATCATGAAATACCAAGTATCTCGAAACTTTGTCTGCGTGTAATCTTAGTTCATTATAAGTATGCTCTTCGGTATGCATAGTATCTATGAATAATAATTCACAGGGTTCGATTTCTATTTCTAAATCATTACCTAACACAAATTGAAATTCAACTCCGGCTTCTTCTGCTGCTTGTTGAAATAACTCTTTGTCTAATGTTGTACCTTGATCAACAGTAACGAATTTTTTTGGTCTCAACATTAACCAGGCAGATGTTGAACATCCTTGGAATGGACCAAATTCTGTAATAGTTTCTACACCCTGAAATGTCTGCTGTATGTAATCCATTCGACGATACATATCACCGACCATTTTCCAGCGAACACCCTCTCTAGTTTTGTTTTTAAAACTGTTAAAAATTTCTTCAATTATCATAAATTTTCCTGTTATTAAAACTTTCATTCTATAAATTTTAACACAAGTTCTGAACCCTGCCAATCTTTAAATTGTTCTTTCCACCAATCTGGGTCTAATCTATCTGCTTTGAAATATTCGGCTAGTGTATGATCGCCTTTTGATGATTTTCCTTTTTTTAGTCGATTGCCTATAAAACAGAATTTTGTAGCCATCTGCATTAGTTGATTAACTACCGTTGGAAAATCTGCATCGGGAATTCCGGTCAGAGATTGAATTGCAATTATGCTGTCAAATTTAGCATCTTGTTCGGGATGCTTAGAATATTCATCAACACAGGGATCAAACAGATAAAACGAATCCAGGCCTAGCCATTTATCAAAGGACGCTCCGTTAAACCATTCTTTATATTTTTCTTCATTATAATAATGAAATGCCTTGCCGCAGCCATAGTCTAATAATGTCTTAGCATTGTGTTTCTCAACAAGTGCTTTGATATCGGAATGATAACCTAAGGTCGCTACTCCCGAGTAGACTTCTTTTTTAAGATGATATTGTTTTACTCGATCAATTGTTTGATAGTATACATTGCTATACATTTTTTAAAATTTCCTTATATATTCCTAAATACCATTCTGCAGTTTTTTGATCTCCTTTAAGAGTTAAAAATGTGCCGCTGCCTTGGCCAAAACTCATCCAATCACCTACATTTAATTTTTTATAGTGATATTTGTTATCTAATATATTTAAAATATCTTGATCCCAACCATATTGCCAATTTTCTAAAGGCATTGATAATAGTTGTTCTCTAAATTCATTTCTAAATTTAGAATCACTACCGTAGGTAACTAATCCGGCCATCCATCTTATATTTTTTTGATGTCGTTGTACGTGTATTGTGGATATAATTATATGCAACTCGTCTCTTGTAAATTGTCTAGTACACAGCGTGTCGCAATCTAGTGTCATGACTAATTCGTCGTTAGGAAATAGTTCTGCACATTTTAAAAATCGAACCGCCTGATAATATGGAACTTTACAAGATTCGTTTGGAAAGTCAACAATGTCTTCGTGGTATGTTACTCCTGAAATTTTATAATAAGAATTTCTAGGATTTACAATAACGATGTGTACATTTAGCCAAGGAGTAAATTTTTGTATGCTTCTTGCACAATTTATGGCCCAGGTGTCGTAATATGCAGAATCACAGGCTAGTAAAATATTATACATATTAAAAGTTTTTCATTTCCAATAACATAACATCATACGAAGGTATTTTAAAGTCAATAAGTTTTCTAGTATCGATCAATATTTTATTAACTGGCTTAGGCCCTTGCGTTCTTAATATTGTTTTTTCTAATTGATACACTTCGTTTATTTTTGACACTAGATCATACTTAGTGATTTTGTTTTCATTATTAACCACGTGATATACACCTGTTATTATGGGATTACACATATATTTTTCAATGCACTTTGCAAGTTCTAATGTAGTAATACCATTCCACCAAGCATTGTCCCATCCTTGTAATTCTTGCTGTGGGTTAGTTACAATCCATTGAAATAATCCAGTGCCCGTTGATTTAATTTCTGGCCCAATAATGCTCATTCTAAATGTAACATCTTTATCATTGTTAATTTCGCCTAGAGATTTTGACTTGCCATACAAGTTAGTTTCGGTGTGTGTATCCGATTCAACATAGTTTCCTTTTTTGCCATCAAACACACAATCAGTTGATAAGTGAACTACTCGTGTCTTGCTGTTTAAAAAGGTATGCTCTAAGAAGTGTGGGAACCATCCATTGATTAATGCAGCACGATCCGGACGATCGTTACTATCTTTGACTAACAATCCTACACAATTAATTACAAAGTCAAACATATTTGTAAATTCATTGAGACGCTGTACTTCTGCAAGATTCTCAACATCCATGATAAGATCTGCATCAGACCTTGCCATTGTACTTACATTGTGTCCCTGCTGTTTGAGATATCGCGTGATAACATGACCAGCCATACCGTTGCTGCCAACTACTAAGACTTTCATATAAAATTACCCTTCTTGAGCATTTCTTTAATGGCATCGTGTTGCATAATAAATGTTTTAGAACTAAATTCTTCTTGTGAAAACTTTTCTAAATTACTATATTTGTCTACTAATGTTTGTTTAGGATTAAATGGCAGTATCACAAAGTATGCATCGTCATATTTGTAAGACATCACTGCTTCGTGTTTTGATATCAACATCTCATCTAATTTTTCGCCCGGCTTACTGCCCATCTCTGTAATTTCTGCATTACCGTAGACACTTATTAATATGTCTGCAATGTCTTTGATGTATGCCGCTGGCATATTCATTACAAATGTTTCACCGCCTATACTTTCTTCGGCAGCTTTAAATAGTAAACCAATTGCTTCTTCAAGTGTTAAAAAGAATCGAGTCATTCTTAGATCAGTAATAGTAACTGGGCCACCACTGCGAATCTGTTCAATAAAGTACGGAATAACACTGCCATTAGACCCCATGACATTTCCGCCACGAACGCAGACAAATCTAGTATGGTCCGTTAGATCGTTTGCCTGAATAATTAATTTTTCACCTACTGCTTTAGTCATTCCATATAAATTCAATGGTTCAACGGCCTTGTCAGTGGATACATCGATAACTTTTTTAACACGATTTTCAATCGCAGCATTAACAACATTTGTTGTGCCTATTACATTTGTTTTAATAGCTTCCTGAGGCTGATCTTCGCAGATAGGTACATGTTTAAGAGCTGCCATGTGAAAAATATAATCAACATTTTTAGTAGCAAACTTAACTGCTTCGTAGTCTCTAACATCACCTATGATGTATTTGATCTTGGGATTTTTAAACTTGCGTTGCATTAATACCTGCTGAAGTTCACCTCTTGAGAAAATAATAATCTCTTTAGGATTGTGTTTTTCAAGCATTAATCGAGTCAGTGTTTGTCCCCACGACCCGGTGCCGCCGGTAATTAAAATTCGTGCGTTGTCAAAAATACTGTTATTCATATTTTACTCCAATATCATCTGGGTTGTGGAACAGTGCTCTATGTTTGTTATCTAGGGATTCCACTTCTTCTGCAGGTCTTGTATTTGTATAGTAATATAAAATTAATGATCTACGACTTCTATCCTCTGGGCACTTTAACGGAGTAGGATGTCCGTGAAAACTAAAATCGTCAGTTCTAAATACAACCAGTCTGTTGAGTAATGGACTAATCTTGTCAACACACACGTCCGGTTTGTTGTTTGGGGTCCTTGACCACATTTCTAAATGGCCTCCCCATTCTTCTTGCCAATCATCGTTTAGATATAGGATAACATTTAATCTTCGGTGTACTCCCATTAGATCGTGCCAGTTGCCGTCTGCGTGTACTGCTAGTGTGCCGCCTGTATTAATCTGATTAAATCCACCGCCTGTTAGATACGGATCGGGAATAAGTCCATCAACGCCAGTTAGCTTAGATAGGAATCTTAAAAATGTTCCACCATTTAAAAAATTAATTAAATTTAATGTGTTAGCGGGAACATCACTGTCATCCTTCCAATCACTGCGCCATTTAATCTGAATTTTATCGTGGTTGCGTTTGTCCCAACTTTCAAAATTTTCATTGTTAAAGTCAGTTAGTGTTTCATTAATAACTTCTTGTGTAAAAAAATTATCTATAGCAATATAGTTAAACGGTTGCTTAGATTGAAATTTACTAGACAGATCTTCTAGATTAAATTTATCAAATTCTACATATTTCTTTTTCATCAATCGTCCTTAGTTTGACAGTAGTATGTTAACAACTACGTCTGATACATTATTTTGATCGTACTCTGCAGGTACTTTCCAGTTTCGGTCAGCTGACTTCATTCTGTTAAAGCAGGCAACAATATTGTCTTTATCTAACCCACTAATTACATTAGAACCACACCAAACAGTTTCAGGACGCTCAGTAGTATCTCTAATTGTAACAGTTGGTATTTTAAATAAACACATTTCTTCTTGCACAGTGCCCGAATCTGAGATTGCCATAAAACTGTTTTGTTCAAGATTTACAAAATCAAAAAATCCAAACGGTTCTAAAATAATAATGTTGTCAGTGTTTACATTAAATTTTTGTATTTTATCTCGAGTTCTAGGATGACAACTAAACACAATTTTATATTCTTTAGAAATTTCTTGTAATGCTGCAAAAATACTTTTAAGTCTATGATCATCGTCAACATTCTCAGCTCGATGCGCGGTTACAATAATGTATTTGTTTGGTTCTAGATTTAATTTATTAAGTATCGACGATTGTGAAATTTTACTTTGATATTTGTTGATAACTTCTTTAATAGGGTTGCCAGTAACTGCAATTCTATTGTTAGGAACACCTTCTCTTAGCAAGTTTTGTCTACTTAATTCTGTATAGGGCAAGTTGTACGTACTAATTGCATCAATAACTTTTCTATTTTTTTCTTCGGGAACTTTTAAATCGTTACATCTATTTCCAGCTTCCATATGGTACACTGGGATGTTAAATCTTTCAGCAACAAACGCAGACAATCCTGAATTAGTATCGCCTAGTACTAAAACTCGTGTGGGGTTAAACTCGTTGATTGCCTGTTCTACACCGGTAAAAATTTTACCAAGTTGTTCACCAAATGACGCAGATTTGCTGTCAATAATTTTATTAGGGTGACGTAATTCTAATTCTTGAAAAAATATTTCATTAAGATTAGGATCATAATTTTGCCCGGTGTGTAACACATAATGCTCGCAGGCTGCGTCAAGTTTAGGGATAATACAAGACAATCTTATAATTTCAGGTCTTGTTCCTAAAATTGTTAAAATTTTAGCCATTAGAGAATGCGCCTACAAAGTATTGGTTAAGGCCTTTTAAGTTTAAGTGTTCCCAGTCAGCAAAATCTTGCCTGTGCCATAGACTTTTATGTATATCAAAATTATTACCATAACACCACAGTGATGGATCATTTACATTTTTATGATTGTCATCCCATATTTCTTCTAGAGGAGTTAATAAAATAATTTTCTTTTTAGTTATTTTTTTAACGTCATTAATTAACTGTAAGCCAGCTGCTTTATCTAAATGTTCAATAAAATCGATCATTAACACATAGTCAAATTGTTCGTTTTTAACTACGTCTAATATATTATCTGTTTCTAGATTTGCAACGATATCAGGATTAACATCGGCCCAGGCGTCAACAGTTAAGATTCTACTGCATTTGTTAATAAATGGATTGGAGTACAACTTAGGGCCGCATCCTAGATCTAATAATGTACTACCTTGTTCAATTATACTGTGTAGGTAATTAATGAGTTGATCATTAGAACTTGCACGTTTTCCGTTAATTATGTGTTTCATTTTATATCTTCCTTATTGTTTGCTCTAATAGACAGATTTTTAATATTTTCATTGTGAAAGACAGCGTTATCTTGAGTAGCTGCAGGATTCAACGGATTGTTAAATCCTTTACCGTGATATTGATGTACAACCCAGGGCTTTTCTACAAACTGTATCTGCAGTTCTTTCTTTTTAATTCTTTGAATAAATTCGTCATCGTCATAATTAAAGCCAGCAGCGTATCTTTCATCAAATCCATTTAACTCTATTAAATTTTTTCTAGTTATTGCTGTGGTAAAATGATAAGATGCAGGTCGATGCACACTGTGATTATACCAACGGCCTGCTGAAGTTGTTACATCCAGATAGTTGTTCTTGTGCAAATCAGTTAGTTCCCGTTTGCCGCTAGCAAAGCAATGAAACGAAAGATATACATCATCGTTTAGATTATTTTCAGTATAAGAAATAACATCGCCCATATGACAACATTCTGGATTTTGAATAATTATTTTATCGCCTTTACTAGCTCTAAATCCTATGTTATAAGGTATCGACGGACCAACATACGATTTTTTTGAATTGATTGTCTGCATCTTAATAATTTTAAAATTTAAAGATGGAAATTCTTTTGGCAAGTTATCTACAGAATGTGCTGCGGCACTATAATCGTCTACAATAACAATTTCAAAATTTTTAGATAGGCTTTTTTCAAAAGTTGTTAGAGTATACCGCAATTGCGGTAATCGATTATAGTAGGCCATTACTATGGATATCATGATAATTCTAATTCCGCCATTACATACTTAGGCCTTCGATTGAAAGTATTAATAATTTTTACACCTTCTTCAGCTTCGGGCGTGCCTGTTTTTTTGTACATGACTCGTAAATCCATCACAATTCGTGTTCCTGGATGGGAATGTTTTAAAATTAAATCTCGATAGGTGTTCACCGGATAATGAAATCCGCAAGATACCCATGAAGTAATCAAATCGAATTTAACATCTGCTGGAATATTGATATTATTACAATCAATTAGATGATAATTAGTAGTTCCTAATTTTTTTAATTCTATATCTAAATTTTCTAAAGGATGATAAAATAAAAAGTCATCAACATTTGTGTGATATTTTCCAGTCACTGCTGTAAGCGATTTAGATTCATTATCGCGAGTATCGCCGTCTAACAACCATAATTCGGAGTTGTATTTCTCATTGAACAATCTAGATTCCCAAGCAAGTCCACATCCAATGTCTAAAATTTTCAATGGAGGCGTAGTTAAGTGCTTGTCTAATATTTCAAAGTTTTCAATTTTGTATTGTTGATATGCTTCTGTATCCCAAAGACCGCCATCGCCGATCCATTTTTTTGGTTCTCTTTTTTCTTCTGTCATTTAGAATATCCCACGGTTTCTCTTGCAATATCATCGTGGTCAAATTCAGCCCAATATAATTCAAAGGCAACACAATCAGTAACTGCTTCAAACTGATGATATTCGCCCGGAGCAACTTTGGTATACTGTCCAGGTTTTAATAGTGTTTCGTCAACTAGATCATAATTATTCTTCCATACACGAATAATCATTTCTCCTTGTTCAACAAAAAATCCATTCCATTTAAATTTGTGTTTGTGTTTTGAACATACGCCGCCTGCACGAGCTTCGATGCGATGAAATTCTAATACACCGTTTGCTTCAAGGAGTTCTGTTTGACCCCATACTTTTCCTTGTTTCATATAATATCCTTATTTTTTACTTATCACAAAACTTTGTCCAGTTGCAGTATTTCACTTTGTCTGCTGACTTCTTTGACAAAATAAGCACACGGCGGGTTAGGATCATCGTGTAAAGGAACAGTTAATAACTGTCCGTTTTTCATTTTGGGAAAATACCAACGCACATCTTGATAAATGTTAACGATCTCTATAGGCATGTATTCACATTTAAATCCTTTTACTGGATTAAAAATAAATGCATCAAATCCACGTTCATTAATGCTGGTCAACGGTAATACTTCCGGATCCATACCGCAGTCACGATCTCCTACTATCATACACCAGTCTAGGGGCATCTGTATTTCATATCCGCCAATGTTTAACAATATTGCAGGGCTATTAAATGATTCAAGAAAAATCAACGGCATAAAGAAGAAATCAGGCTCGCTAGGATTTGAATTATCTAGTACTGAAAATCTTGTATCTTCATCTACCTCATCTGGCAATTCGTTTAGATCAAAAGATCTATTGTTTAGTGTTAGTATTTTCATAATTTCTTATTGATCCTTTATATTTCTAATAATTTTTTAAGATATCTACAATTTCATCTATTAACATTGTTAGCTTGCTCCTTGGCTAATCTAATACATTCCATATTAGGGTTTTTTCTTTTTCCATTACCCCAAGTATGACAAAACCAAGGTCCGGTGTTTTTTGCATTAAATTTAGCATTCATATATTCTATTTTTACTTTAGAATCATCTACACAATTTCCTAGTGCGGTATTATCGTGATGCGGTAATGGAATATCAAATCTATATTTTAAGTATGGCAACATGTGATCTCTACTGGCCTTGTTTAATATGAATACACCAGCATTAAATTCACCGTTATCAGGAACACCATATCTGACCACACTCCAATGAGTACAAACTTTGAAACTATCTAATGATGGATACATTTCGAAAATACTAGGACTATCATGATATATTAAAACATCGGAATCTAAATATAAAATTTGATCATATTCATCAGTCCACTTTGATTCTTCAAATAATCTAAATCTTTCGTAAGTAGGATGTATATAATTTATATATGGATCTGTCAATAATATATAATCGGCATCTATTCTTTTAGCATACTGTCTAGCCAATGTAAATGATATTTCGCTTAAAGTATCAAAACTTGGTAGAAGATTTGGATTCCCGTATTTTTTAGTGTCAATATATATTTGGACAATTAAATTTTTCATATATTGACCTTTGTTATCACGAAGGGGTACTTCGCTTCTTTATAAAATTTCTTACGTTCCGTAAGATGTCTTTTAGCGTATTTGCAGGCGCTGGTGATATCCCAGATTTCCACGTGGTCTTTGTCTTCGGCTCTCCGAATACCCCGTCCAATGCTTTGTATAACTCGAACAAAGCTCTTTCCGGGCTCAATAAGAACCAAATTAAAAATACGGGGGATATTAATACCCACAGCGGCCACACCGTAAGTCGCCACAATAATCTTATCAGCACTAGTTTTAATTTCATCATATTCTTCTTTTCTGTCAGTTAATTTAACTGCTCCGCTAATGAACACACTGTCTGGCAACATTGCAGTTAGTTTGTCGCCTGTGTCAATTCTATTCACTAGTACAAGAGTGTTGCCGGTCTGAGAAATTTCTTTGATTTTATTCCCCATCCAACTGATACGATGATCGTCAGTGACTAGAAAGCTATATTCTTCTTGATAATTACGGAAAACCTGCACGTCATTGGTTTGTAGAATATTGATCTGTAAATTAGCCAACACGCCTTTTTCTTGTAGATCGTGTGCAGATACTTGATTGATTACTGGACCTATACTGGCAAGAATTCCTTGAAATTCCCATGCTTCTTTAGGCACAGTACCTGTAAGTCCCCAACGTATGGCGCAGTTGCTAAAATTCTGTGTAAGAAGTTTTGTTAACACGTCTGCTTTGGCCTGATGTACTTCGTCTATGATAATAGCTGCTACACCCTCGATAAACTCTGCCAAGCTAAGTGTAGCATCGTCATAACTTTTCTTATCAAGTACGTTGAGACTTTGCCACGTACAGATAGTATGAGTACGACCTAGTTCTTTCCTATCACCAAAGTACACGCCAACGTCTAGTCCAAGATTTCGATAATCTTCTTCAGTCTGTACTACTAGACTTTTGTTAGGTACGATAACCATGGTGCGACCATAGGGCTCGCACAAGTGGCTGAGCGTGGCAGTGGTAATGGTCTTGCCAGCACCTGTAGCCACTTCTTGCAAGGCCTGTGTATTTTCTAAAAATTTGTTGACAACATCAAATTGATAATCACGCAGTACAATGGGCGTGCCAGCTTCAGGATGTCCCTTGGGCCAAGTCTTGCCTTGATCGGCCCAGTAATTTTCTGTGATAGGTTCAAATTCTATTCGACTGTGTTGTCTTAGATCTTCTATGTCAATTTCATATCCTGCATCTTCAATTATAGGCAGTATTACATCTAGATGTGCAAGATATCCCGTCCCGCCAATACCAAAATAAGTTTTAGTTCCATCCCATCTGCCCAGCTTGTAAGAAGGCATATGACGTGCGTAAGGCAAATCAAACTTTAATTTGTTGGCGATCTTTCGACGTGTTTCTACTGCAAGTCCTTCGAACTTGATATTTACTTCGTCTTTAATTATAAGTCTACAAGATGTCAAATGATGTTGCCCCTTTGGGTAGAGTTGGTTTTATTTCACCTAGATAAATTACACATGGATGACTAGTCATCCAGTCGTTTACATAGGTATTGGGATTGATATATAAGTTATTTGTAACAACAATTTTAACATCAATGTTATTTTTAAACAACCACTTAGCCGGTTTATGTTCAAATATAAAAATTTTTCCGTCTTCAACAGGTCTCCCAAGATCATTGTCTTTGATCCATTGATTAAGCCCAGTGTTAGATTCTTTACTTTCTCTAAAACAAATTCTAATATCAGACCTTGAAATTTGACATTTTTCAGAATCTTTTATAAATGTTTCTAACCATTGTTCTTTGTTGGATGCACGATCTAACACTATAGAAATTTTACCATCTATTTTTTTATATACATCAAACAATTTTTCGTTGCTATCAATCCAAAAAATATTGTTGTTACTTGATGCAATTTTTTCCACAATTTCTTGTGATTTTGAAACAAGTTTTAAAGGAAACTGCATGGCTTTTGCTAACAACATATCGTGGTATATATCACCAGTTGAATTTTTTTCAAAGTATGCATCTGCATATTCATTGCTGTTTATCAAGACCAATTGATTTTCAAAAATTGTACTGTGAGGCACGAAATCTTCCTGATTGGCCCATATTTCTTCCACCAATTCTACTGCCTCTAAAAAAGAATCATCTATTTCAAAATTATGTTTTTGTAAAAATTCATACAGAGCCACAACATTGATTTCTGAAAATTTTACTTCTCTCAGTTTCTTTTCTTGATTCCACTTCGAATGCCTAAAATGGTCTTTTTCAGTTGAAAATTCTCGGTCAAATGTTTCTTTCATACTAAACGGGAATTTTAAAAATATCAAAAGTTCTCCAGTCTCATCTTTTTCTACAAATATTTTTTTGGTGAGATCTAGTATTCTAAATTCATTTTTCCATACTGGATTTTCAATTTGATCAGAATAGTCAAAATTATATTTTTGTGCTATGACCTTGTGTTTTTTTAGTATTTTTACAATCAGTCCAGCCTGACTCTGAGTCAACAGTGATCCATTTGATATCAACGAATAAAAATTATAAGTGGCACTTTGATCTTGACCAGTCAAGGCAAAACCGTGACGTACCATAAGATTATAAAATTCTAAAAAGATGTCTTCAGTGTATTGATACGGTACCATTGTTATATTATAACACCGATAATTTTTAAAATCAACTATGTGTTTGTAATAGATGCTCGATGTGTTTCTGTAGTCTAAGAATTGGCATTCCCTGACCAATCTCTTCCACAGTCCACTCACTATGACAGAGTTTTAAAAACCATTCATCTCGATCCAGCAGTTGAGGATTCTCCAAATTTTCCCATTTTTCACTAACCGGATGTGCCAAACTTGATGTATCGCATATTACAGGAATTCCATTTATAGCTGCCTGCACGGCCGGTCCGCTATTATGATTTATTACACAATGGTAATTGTAATTAATGTCAAAATCGTCATAACTGTTTTGTATTTTTCTTGGCGTCTCAACCACAGCGTCTACAAATTTCTCACGAATTTGTGATCTTGGGTGGGGCCTAACCACGATTTTTCTATCACTGTATTTCTTTATTTCGAGAATGGTTTGCTTGACCCATTGTTCCATTGATGGTTGATCGCACCATTGCAAACTAGCACTATGTTGGCAGGCAATTAGAATTTCTTGCCTTCGATGATGATTTACAGGTTGTAGTGAAACCCCTAAAATTTGTGGTCTTGCTAGATCTAAATCTTGTTGATTGCCAAATATACCAAAATTGTTGATATGGTTTAGTCCTATTCGCCAGGTCATTCCTCTTTTTAAATTTCCCACCTCGATGATTATAATAGGTCTGTGATTTTTAATAGAATTTTCATAGATCAACTTATTTGGCCGCATTCTCCCTTGCCATAGCACAGACCAAATCACACCTACATCTTCATCCCTATCTACTACTGAATGTCCTAGTTTTTTTAAGCCTGCAGAAAAGGCTGCAAATACAGGAGTGCTGTTTAGTGCTCCATTTTCTTGATAAATTCTAAAACGCATTTTCTTTGAAATAAATATATGAGTATTTAATGAAACGTATGAACAAATTTATTAAAAGAATTAGTAAATCAAAAAAAAATATTAGAAATATTCTAGTAGTAGGCACCGGATGGGAGAAACTACCAAATCTTTGTAATGGATTTGCCAGTGTGTTTGTAATTTCTACCGGAACGCAAGACTTTCGAAGAAAAAATCTCATATATAAAGAAAGTTTCGATCAAATAGAAACATTGCCAGACATAGACGCTATTGTGATGGATAGAGATCAAGACATACATGTGTCTAAATTGCTCCCGTTACTTCAAAGGTATCAATCAGTTATACTAGTTCAAGGTGTTGAGTTGTTTGCCAAGACAGAATACAAGTTTTTGAAAACATACGGATATGCTGTCACAGAAATGTTCGGAGATTCTCATATATGGAAAAAAATAAATTGAAAATTGCAGTCGTAACTACCTTTCACGGAGAAGGTCTAGAAAAGTATGCACAACGTATGATCAATACTTTTTGCACTAACTGGCCTGCTGAAGTTGTTCTTCATCTCTATCCGGAAAACTGTAATCCTGCAATCAGTGATCACAGTCACGTTACGCTGAAAAGGTTAGAAGAAGTTGAAGAATTGATGGCTTTCAAAAACACATGGCAAGGTGTACCTAAAGCCAACGGCGACGTCAGCGCCGACCCGGTGAGATCACTAAGAAAGGATGCCGGCAAAGGATTCAAATGGCACGCAGTAAGATTTGCACACAAAGTCTATGCTATTTTTGACTGTGCAAGGACTACCGATGCAGATATCTTGGTATGGATGGACGCAGACACTATTTGCCATAGTCCTATATCCATGCAAAACTTGTACAGAATGATTCCTGCAGATTCAGAACTGTGTTATCTTGGAAGAAAAGGCAAATATTCAGAGTGTGGATTATATTCTATGAACCTACGCAGTCCTAATGTACAGGCATTCTTGAAAGAATTTCAAAGATTCTATGATCAAGCAGAACAGGGAATTTTTCAGTTAGCCGAATGGCATGACAGTTTTGTTTTTGATGCTGTGCGTGTGAAATTTCCACAAATGAGGCAGTTAGATTGGGCTGCTCATCTACATGATATTCGTCCTAGATTAGGAAGTTCACAAGGTGAAGGCCATCCGTTAATCAACAGCGAATGGGGTGCCTGGTTAGATCATCTTAAGGGAGGCCGAAAGAAATTAGGTCGTAGTAAGTTAGAAGATCTAAAGGTTAAAAGAACGGAAGCCTACTGGAGCTAGATATATTGTTTAAAAAATTTCCAAGCTTCGCCGGATCGGAGTTCATCAAAATTCCAATGACACATACTAATTTTTTCAACCCAGGCTTGGCGTTCTAGCAAAACTGGATTTTCTATATTACTTAGATCAATATTGGCTACTGCAACTGTTTGACTGTGTTCTGGTATAGGATCAGTTAAAAAAATTGGAATTCCTTCAATTACACTAGCTACACTAGGACTACTATTGTAAACTACTGTAGCCCAGGCATTATGTAAATCTTCTTTGAGCTCGGTTCTAGTACTAAGTGAAACTGCCTTGTGATTTATCTTGAGATAGCCCATAATTTTTTTATCTCCAGGATGCGCTCTGACAACTATCGGCCTCTGGCTATATTTTCTTATTTCTAAGATAGTGGAATTCATCCATTGTATAACATCTAGCCCTCCCATACTCCATCCGCCATTACGTTGAAGACATAATAGAATATGATTACCAGTTTTACGATATGGTTTTAGTGAAATATTTAAATTTTGACTAATTTTTTGCCACCTAGTATGATCAACATCTTTATCAAAATAAAATCCTGTGGTAGGAAATACTCCGTCGAAGCTATATCTCAGATAATGCCAAGGATTAGCTTTATTTGAAAACAAAAAAAGACTGCTGTCTACTATTAGCGATCTTTTATTTTGACTTTTTTGCAGATTTACCACATTTTTTCTTAATTGCAGATGCGGTGCAGATTTACCCTGATCATGTACAAAACCTTGTATCAGTGCAACGTCACAAGGAACAACATTTGTTCCATAGTGTGCCACAGCGGTATCACCTATAGTTGTAACACCTTGACAAAAATAATCTAATATTTGGGGTTTTTCTAAATTTTTGTTATTAGGTGGTATACCAGCATAGTAAGCCACTGCTGTGATATTAGACACCGTGATATTCCTTCACAATATTCAATGCAGTGCCGTCCATTAGTTCATCGTAAGTAAATTGACAATAGCTGAGCCACGCTAGCCAATCTCCTAGTGGTCCATAATATAAATCGTTGACCTGTGCAAGATTGTTTCTAGTTACAGAATTACTCACGTGCTTGTTAAGGGTAATAGCAGGTATACCAGCCCAAATAGATTCTACAGCACTATTGGAATTGATGCTGACTGTGCAATAGTAATCCCCTTGCATTAATGTTTTATATAGACTAGTTCGACTTTTTTTATTGACCTTGGATCTAATTTCTATAGGTCGGTCTGTGTGTTTTTTTAATTCCAGTATAACAGATTCTGTCCAAGATTTTGCTTCTACGTGCATGATGCTAGCAGCAAATTCTCCCGGTTCAACAATCAATATCTTCTTACCCTCTTTACGCCAGGGACTAGGAAATTCTGTAAAATTTTTTAACCTATCTGCAGGTGCAATAAATTGATTATTAAAATGCAAGTGATTTCTTGTGAGCCTATGCCACTTTTTATTGGATTCAATAAAATTTGTATATCCGCTATCTATAAACCAAAACGGGAGATTGTTATCAATTTTATCTACAATGATATGTTCATTACCCACAGTGTTTCTTAACAGGCAATCTTCTACACTGTTTATGAAATCTTTCCGTCTAACCATAGTTGCTGTAGGATCAATTTGTTGTCCAACAGTTTTGATAAAATATTGTCGATTACTTTTCATATAAGAGTCAATAATATTGTTGACTCCTAATTTTTCTATTACATATTCTGTTTGTTTATGTATTTGACCAAAATAATTTTTTCTATAGTTTTCTAAAATTGTATTGACTTTACTGCGCCATTCTGTAGTATCTGCAGTTACTCCCCTTAGCAATTTTTGTTTAAATTTATCACGGAATTTTTCAATGTCAAATTTATGATGATTTCTTTTGTCAATAACAAAATCTATTGCTTCGGCGGTTTTTAATTCATTTAACTCAATATGAGAACAATGATCTTTTAGATCTATAAGACTTATAAGATAGTGTGCAATTTCTTTGTCGTTTACTAGTAGTTTCATTGGTTTAATATTTTCCAGGCTGTGCCGTTGGCAATTTCTTCATTAGTGAATTGACCATAAGACAAGGTCTTACACATCTTAGTTATATCTTCTAATAGTGGTCTATACGGATTTTTAAGTGTGGACAGATCAGTAGATGCCAATGTGCTGGCTGCGCAAGGCACTGAAATAAATGCAGGAATACCGTATAGTACACTTTCCAAAGATGCTATACTATTAAAAGAAACAGTGGCATAGACTCCGCTATCAAAAGCATTATAGATAGAATATCCGTGATTTCTTTCGCTTCTTGCACCCTTGACCCTAACTTCAACAGGAAGATCTGAATAAGTTTTGATTTTTTCTGTAGTTTCTACAATCCAAGCATCGCAGTCTATATCATAATATCTACAGGCTTTAGGATTAGGTAATACTAACAAAATTTTCTTATTGTGATTTTTCCATCCTTGCCATACTAGTCTAGGATCTTGTTTCTGTAATTTTTCCCATCTATCAGAATCTACATTTTTAGGAAGTGAATGTTGTAGATTGTTTTTAACTACTCTGTGCCATATTTTTTTCCCGGAAGTATTTCCTGGACTAGGAAAATTCCCCAAATAACCAGTATCTATATAATAGAAATCTCTTTGCGTTTTTTGACATTCAACTATTTCACTTTTGCTAGTTACACCACGAACTACCATAGGCTTAGAAAATTCTTCCATTTTTGTTGTACAGTAATTAGTTGACCCTTGTACCAAAGCTTCTTCTAAAGATATTTCTTTCATTGTGTTAATAGTTCCATTGCTTTGCCGTTTTTTAATTCGTTGTTGTGAAACTGCCCGTAGGCTAGATGACAGGCCCAGGCATATAATTTATCTTGATCAGGGTAGTAAGGAGTTTGGATCTTACTGATATCTTGAAGACTTACTGGACTTGCTGCATTTGTGGGAGCAAGAGTAAATGCTGGAATACCATGAAATATACTTTCTATTGCTGCAACACTGTTGAATGTTACTAGAGCAAATACATCATTATCAAGCGCCTGCTGTAATGTGTCTGTGACAATTCTATCTATTCTTTTAGGTGCTCGCTCTCTAACTATTACTGGTCTATCAGTGTGTTCTTTGATTTTTGCAACAGTTTCATGAACCCATTGATCCTTAGTAACTCCGTAGAATTTGCAAGGTTTTTCGTCTGGCGCTGCAACCAGTATCTTTCTGCCGTCTTTTTTCCAGGGACGAAAAGTTTTATTAAATTTTTTAAAACGATCGTCTGGTCGCGAAATAATCTCACTGTGTTGTAGATCGTTTTTTACTATGCGATGCCAAAGTTTCCAACCGTTAGGATTAGATGCAGTTCTCTCATTGCCAAAATATCCCGTGTCCATATAATAAAATGTGCGGCCGTCTTTCCAACAACGTTTCATTATTTTGTGTTTAAGAATTCCTCTTAAAATAATTGGATCTTGAGAATCTGTATAAACAAAATCTTCTGTTGACACTGGTACAGTTTTGCATCCCGAGGCAAACAAGTTAATGTATTCGTCCTCACCTTCTTTACTTAGAAAAATCATAGATTGCGTTGTAGACAGTAATCTGTATAAATGCGTTCACGGTGCCATTCATCTCCCATAGGAGTTGTAGCAAAGTCGTGAAAACTTGGAGTACCTAAGGTGTAGTGTAACAGCTTTGCATCTTGATTTGCGCCGAACTCATCAGGCAACCAGTTCCATACTTTAGGTAATTCTCCAACCAATTCATCAGCAAGCCAAGTAAATCTATGAAGTTGAGCGCCTGTGGCAGTTTCAATAAATTCAGGTGTTACTACTTTATTTGCGGAATGACCGCAATTCCAAAGAATAACACTTGACCAATTCTTTCGAGGATAATTTTCGTTTTTAGCACCGAGGTACTTTTCTGTCATTTTAGTTTTGTAGTCGTGTTTAACTACCATTACTGCTTTGCTGTCGTCTCGAAGAGCCCATAACTTTTCAATATCATCTCTAACTAGCATGTCGCCATCCATAAAGATTGCCCAGCCTTTATATTCCATTAGGTGTGGAACTAAGAAGCGACTGTATATAAACTGATTACTACCGTCGGTATGTGTTTCTTGATAATCTTGCATATTTGTTAACGCAAGTGGTGTAAACGAAATTGGTTTACTAGAATGTCTAATAATACTGTTGGCACATACATGGTATGCTATTGCTTCTCTATGGTCATAACCGATAAAAATATTAATCATTTTCTTTCTATGTCCTCTTCTACACAGTTTTCACCATATTGAATTTCAATAACTCGCAAGGGTTGATCTGTCTCATTACATAACTTATGCCATTGAGTTTTATTGATATGTATGTGTTGATGCTGTGTATATTCACCTAATAAATCCATGTCTGAGCTTTGATCTATTGTATAGACTGTAGCTATGCCTTCAGCTACAAACCAATGTTCTGCACGGTCTTGGTGACGTTGCATACTGAGACAAGTTTTAGGATTGACTGTTAGTTCTTTGAGTTTAACATGATTGCCAACTTCATGTAGTACTCGATAGTACCCCCAGGCTCTACCAGTTTTAGGTGCTTTCCATTCTTGAAGAATCCACGAACTAGAATTCTTTTTATCTTCACCACCCACACCAAACACAAATTCTAGGTTGTTGTCTTGAATATCCATTTCTGGAATATTCTTATCTGTTCTATCGCCACCGTTGGCAAAGATGATTGTATCTTCTGGAAAATCTTTTCTAACTTCTAGTATAGCACCTTTTGATGAGCCGTCGGCATCGTCAAAATCATAAACAATACCGTCTACGCATTTAATATTGTCTACGATATATGATCGTTCAGAAAAAGGCATAAAGGCTGCACCTTTTTTACGAACAAGCCATTCATCGGAATTGAGCCCTACAAGGAGTATGTCTCCTAGTTCTTTGGCTGCTTGGAAGTAGGCAATGTGCCCGGAATGTAGAGGATCAAATCCACCTGTGACTAATATTATTTTCATGCAGATATTTATCTGCGTATATAATGAACTAGTTCAAAGAGTGGCGTCTTCTAACCCGGCTGTGCGTAGTTTTACAATATTGCTTAATTGCCACTGCTTTATATCTAGAGCCTTGATAATGCCCAACCATTTATTTCTAAGTAGGGCGAAATCGTTAATAATCTTTTCGAAATCTACAACGTCAGCTTCGCCTTCGACAAACTTTTCACAGTCTCTACTGCTTAACTGACGTTGATAGGTTTCAAGATACTTGCGAAAGTGTTGACTACGAAGTCTACGAAGTTCAATATTGAGATATTCTAAAATACCTTCAATTTCTTGAAGTTGGTTAAATCGATTTTCTACAATGCCGGGCATCTGCGCAGAGGCTTTTTCAATGTTACCTGCTACACGGACATCTTGTTTTGCATGAATTAATTCAGCTTCATAATAGGCCACAGCATCCGGAATATTTGAAATATCTTTAGAAACACGATCGTACCAATTCATTTATTCCTCATCTTCGTAGCTATCTTCATCCTCAATTTCTTCACCATCGATGACATAGTTAATTGCATCATCAAGATATGAGTCAACTCCTTTGAGACTGTCAAGCACACTTTCTTTAATACCATAATCCATTAGTGTATTAACAAAATCTGCTGCCACATCTTTGCGATGTTTCTCTGGTATGTGTTCTAATACCAATGTCCAAATATCTGCAATTAAATCTTCTTTCATTCGGTGACCTCCAAGTCTGGTTCAACTGTAGTAGTTATCTCAGAAGTGGAAATTTCACCGTGTTTAGAAATGTCTGCCATTGCAATGTCTAGGCCGTCTTTCTCATTCTTTTCCCAAGCCTTGCGGAACTGTTTGATGATCTCACCGTCTTTGGTTGTGTAGACAAGGCTGTTACCTTCTTTCTTGAGCATGCCTTTAGCTTCGAACAGGTCGACTAATCCACTATATGGACTCATACCTGTTTCATAAGGAATCTCAACCTGTACACTTTCAAACGGCTTTGCATAACGAGTTTTCATAATCTTACAGGCTGCACGAATACCCTGTACGGTTGTGGTCTTATTGCCGTCTGCATCAAGTTTCAATTTCAACTTACGCATGGCAACAACGATTGAACTTGCGTAGATAAAACCTTGACCACCACTAATCTTGTCATCCGGATCAAACATGTCTTGACTTGCGTATGTGTGATTGGTACATACCATACCAATATTGTAGGCGCCGAACATATTAACACAGTTGCGAACCAGTGCTGTCAGTGCCTTAGGCTTACGGCCCATGTCACCTTTCATGTCGCCTGCTTGAAACTGATTAACGTCTGTAGGAGTCAACAACATACCTAACGAATCAATAATGAACAAGATCTTAGGACGATCTGCTTCATCCATAGTTTTATATTCTGCAATAAACTCTGTAATAGTCTTTGCCACGTCATCAATCATAGCCATATTAAGTTTTAACAACTTATCTGGACTTGTGTCAACGCCAAGAGCGTGTAACCATTTTTCGTCAAGTGCGTTTTCTGTATCGATTAAGATAGGATAAATGCCTGCTTTCTGTGCGTTTGCTACAAGATTGCCTGAACAGATAAATGATTTACCTGCACCACTTTCTCCTGCAAACACAGTTACCTTGCCTAACGGAATACCACGATCAAAATATCCGCTGATAAGATAGTTTAATGCGTAGTTGTTTGTACTGACCCAGTCAGTTGGGTCGTTGAAGCCAATACTTAAACCGTCGATAGATTTAGTAATTGACTTTCTAAATTTAGAAATATCAAATGCTTTTGCCATATTATTTTTTTTGCCCTGTTGAGAAATAGAGTGTGAGTTGCCCCACACTCTATGTTTAGTCTAATTACTTTTGACGATTGCGAATCATGGCAAGGATGTCTTGCGCACGACTTGCACTTTCACCAGTAGGTGCTGCTGGTGCTGCCTTCACTGCCGGAGTAGCAGGTTCTTCCCAAGGAGCATCTTCTTCAACTGCTGAAGCGGCTACTGGAGCGGCCACTGCGGCACGTGGTGCGGCAGATTTATTAGGATCACCTGTTGCTTGACCCATTCCAGCTGGTTTGAAGTACTGACCCCAACGTTCCATATCATATGCTTCACCGTCAACTGACGCTTCAAACATTTCCTTCATAACCTTAAGCTCAACATCTGTTGGCTTCTTAGGTAGGAAGTCGCTTAGATTGTGTAATCCAAACTGTTCAATTGCTGCCTTGTCGGCGTCGGAAATAGCACGTTCACGACGGCTCCACTTTGATGTAGAGTAGTCAGCAAATCCGCCTTTGCTGGTCTTAGCAATACGGAAGTCAACACCACGCATAAAGTCAGTTGGCAATTCTTCCAACTCTGGATCCATCAATGCTGAACGGATAATTTGATAGATTTGAGGACCGATGATAAATCTACGAATTGGATTTTCTGGTGTCTTATCTTCCTTAATAGGATCTTCAACAACAAAGCCTTGGAAAATGTACGAACGCTTTTTCCAATACTTACGCCCCATTTCTTCTAGAGCTTTGTCTTTAAACCAGCCACGAACTTCTGTAAGAATTGGACAGGCCGTACCGTCATTGTACATTTCTACACAAGGAACCTGTACCTGCACAGCTCGTGAATCTGTTTCGCCTTTGATACCTGCAAACGGCAATTTGATCATTGCACGTTCTACCCAAAAGAATGTATTGGCAGAGTTGCCGTCTGGTAGTAAGCGAATTACTGCTTCCTTACCTTCCTGCATATTCCAATGTGGGTAAATTGCGTTGTCTCCACCGCCGGTGGATTGTCCTGTGGACTTTGATTGTGCTTCTTGAAGTTTCGCACGAATTTCTGCTAATGTTGCCATTTTAAATGCCTCCTATGTTATGCCTAAAATGTTTATATGCCTTATGCACATATGTTATTATGCGCTTTTTATTTAGCAAGGTCAATGATTTTTTGTTTATTTTTGATTTTATTTTGCCAATAAAAAAGCCCAGGGCTTAACCGTGAGCTTTTCTATATTTGGCCAATGCCATTTGTCTAGCTAGCCATAATCTAAACTTTACATAGTCTGATAGGTCATCATCTTCAACTAACTTACCAAACTCTGCGCTTCGTCGATTACGGCCATAAGTGATCTCATCATCAAGGACAAGATCACTATCTTCTAAATCAAATTTACTTCGCTGGAACAGCGGCTGGCTTTGCGTCTGCTTTAGGTGCGTCTTTCTTAGCACTGTCACTTTTTGCAGGCTTTTTCTCTTCCTTCTTAACTTCAGCCTTGGCAGGTGCTGTTGCAACCGGGGCTGCTGGCTTGGCTTCTTCTTTCTTGGCAGGTGCTTGTGCAAATGCTGATACTGCGAACACGGTAGCGAGGATTGCGATTACTGATTTCATTTTAAAGTTTCCTTTGGTTATGTAGGAATTTCTACCCCTACATATATATAACGCGGTAGCCTATGAACTCGTTGACAAGCAATTTAGCCAAAAAGAAAGGGCACCTAAGTGCCCGATCTAGTTGATATTATATCTTAATAGCCTGCAAGTTCTCTAATACGAGCAAGTTCTGCAATCTGCGGATCTTGCTGTTGTGGAGCCATTCTTTCTACCATTTTGCGAGCAACCATTTCTGCCTGTTCGCCAAACTTCTTGCCTACCATAATAGCAACGCCTTCTGGGCCTTTAGGGAATGTGCCTGATTCACGATCATAAAATGTATGAACAAATTCTGCTAACTCTTGAACATTCATTTTAGACTGCATGCCTCGTTGTGCTAATGCTTTAGCACTATCTTGACCTGTTCGGTTCGGATTGTTGGGCTTTTTAAAATTTGACTTTTCATCATCTGCATCCCAAGGAGGAGAATTGTCATCGTCGTCTTTTTTAGACGGTTCAGTGTCAGCTTCTCCCATACCTAGTTCTTGTTTTCTACGTGCTAGACCAGCGGAGCTAGTTGGCGATTTTGTTTTCTCGTCATCTATATCCTTGGTGCTCATTTTCCAATCATCGTCGCCTTTGGCTTTTCTCATAAAAGCAGGAACATCACTTTTATTTGGACCATCGGATCCTTCTTGTGGTGCTTCTGGCGCTGTTATATCACCCCCTTGGTCAGTCGCCGGCGCTTCACCTTCTGGCGGAACAAAATCTCCAAAGTCTAGTTGTTCTAGAGTATCCGGCGCATTTTGTTCTAACCATTCTTTTACTAGACCCCTTACACAACTGTCCGGGTCTTGTTTTGATTGTTCTTTTATTTCTTGAAATAATTGTGGATCTTCAATTATGCCTTTTAGGCTTTCAATAGCATTTGTGCCATCGACACCTGCTGGAAAATGTTGTCCTACTAATTCTTGTAATTCTTTTATGGCTGCTGATTTTTCTTCTTCATCTTCGCTGGAAATTGCCGAAGCTTCTCCTAGCCCCATTGCCCAAGTTTCAAATCTAGCAAATGGATCGTTGTAATTTACACTAACCTCGTTTTCTACTACGTCTGGTTGTGTCATTTCGACTATGTCGTCATAGCCTATTTCGCTTTCTTTCATTAGTCTATATAGAACAGGAAATACTGATTTGATATCTTCTTTGAAATTTCTTACTGTGAATTGATCTGTGTACTGTTCTACTACGTCTTGTGGAATCTCTACGGGTTCCATTGCCTGGAAATTTTCTTTGTATGCCTCGTAATGACCTTGTTTGGCCAGTGCTTTGATTTGTTCTCTTAGACCATTTAGATACTGCGACGATCTTTCTACAATAGAGTTGTTCATTGAATTCATTAGGTCATTGCGCACGACATAACTTTCAAAACTTTTTAGTTGCGCAATTTCTTCACTCATACCTACAATACTTTTTCCAAGGTCATCGTAAGGTAATCCACCATTGGCCACGTGACGTTGCATTGCACGAGCGCCAGCTAGATGGATAAAGGGATATTTGAATCTTTCACCGTCTTGATTTTCCACAAACAATGCGCCGATGTTTCTTGTTCTACTACCAGGGGCAGTGTCGTCCATAACTGCTTTGCTGTGTTTGATGATTAGACGTGTGTCCATTAATTTTTGGAAGCTGACGTTCTTGCTGCCATACATTGCGCTTTCGCTCATAATTGATTCTCCAACAGTGGGGGATGTATTTGGTTGTGATTGTTTGGGCGTATTATACTGACTTAGAAATGCAAAGTCTCTACGATCTAAATTGTCTTTGGCAATATCTCTAGTATCAAAGCTCATCAATCTTCTTTTTGCAAATAACCGTAATTCTTTTAGAAATCCATACCATCCTTCTTTCTGGGTGGTGTCCATGCTTTCTGTAATACCTGTACTAAAATAAACTTTGATAGAATTATTTTCAGCAAGACTAATACTTACATGGCCAATTGCCGCTTCACCGTCTTTGTAATCAAAATCAAAGAATCTTGCTTCTTCGGGATTGATAGTGATAGCACCGGTATCATTTCCTAATTTTAGGCCAGAAAATCTACTACGTATTTTGTAGAATAGATCAGTGGCAATGTTGTTTGTTGCATCCATAGTTATATTTATCAAAACCCGCTACTGACAAAGATCGGCATTGGCATTTGATCTTCTGTGAGTTTTTCTGTCATTTTTTCGTAGATTTTAGGATCCCAATCGCTGAGAATAGTGGCCATACGCAGTATTAGTAATGTTGCACTCACAAGATCGTCGTGTTCTCCGGTCTTGGCTCCAAATCCTACTCCGTGAGCTACAAAAGTTTTTAATTCGGAAATCAAAGGCTTACTATTGATCTTCATCTTTTGTGTTTCTAGCATATGCTTGAGCTGACTGCAGGTGGTTATTTTTGTACGGTGTGTAGTGTTAAATCCCTTACGGAATTTTCGAACATGACCTTTACGTATAGGCTCACTTAGGAACAGTCCAGGAAAGTTTTCTTCACCTATATTATTGATCACAATTAATGCAGCTTCACCTAAGGTGTTATTTTCTACACTGTAGTAGATCTGCGAACTTGCACCACCTAGTTCTGTGCTTCTGTCTTGAATATATTTGCAGACTTCTCTTAGGTGTTTTACTTGAGTTTGTATAGGAGTTAGATTGTGACGCCACTCGGCTACCTGAATCATACTAGGCATTTCAAACACCTGGATGGCAGCATAGTCTCCACCAGTACCAAGACTGGGATCTAATGATACTAGATAGGTGCATCTAGAATCAATTTCTTTATACCAACGTGTTTGGCCCATGGTCATTATGGGATCGACACCTTTAAGTTCTGCAAGTTTAACAGCATTGATCAGTGTTTCATCAAAGATTAAAAATTCGCAATCAAATTCTCTACGAAATCGCTCGTCCCCTATTTTGGCTCGTTCTGTTTGTGCCCAGGCATCGTCGCGATCAGGGTGTTCATTCCAGTGTGCAAAAAAACTGTGAAATCCGTTGGCTCCTAATGGAGTTTCATTGCCAAATTCATCAAAACGTTTTTGAGCTTCTGTCCAAATAAGTGCAAACTGATCTTCGTCTGAGTTTGGAGTTGATGTAATAATACATTTACCACCAGTTGACAGGGTTGGTGATAATGCAGTCCAAAACTCTTTGGCTTTTTCTGGGGGTTGTACAAATGCAAACTCATCGCAATAGATCAATGAAAGAGATTTACCACGACCTGTATTTTCTGTAGTTGTCACTGCCTGTATACGAGCGCCGTTGTCATATTCGATGGTATTTCTGTTATACGAATAAACGCCAGCACGAATAAAGTCTGGCAAGTTTTCATAGCCGAATCGATAACGATTCATAATATCCTGCGCACCTTCATATTTGTGAGCGGCAATAAGCACTTGTGCTTCTGGAACAAACTGTGTGTACCATAATAGGTATCCTGTGGCACAGGTAGTTTTGCCCATCTGACGAGGTAGCATACCAATAGACTGTTTATAGTTGTGGTATGATTGAATCAATCGTTCTTGATACTCGTAGGGTACAAAAGGAATTGATCCTCGTACAGGATGTTGAATCTTTAAAAAGTTTTTACAAAAATACAGCGGACCGTTAACAGGATCCATACAGGCTTCTAGATGCTTGACTTCCTCTAACGTGTATCGTTGAGGTGCGTGTGCTTTCTTAATTAAATTACCGTCTAGTGATTTTGCCATACTGTTATTTACTGAAAAAAATAGGCTCCGAAGAGCCTATTTGAGTTTATGTTGTTATATTAAGCAACAGTAATACTTGTTGCTGCTGTAACGGTAGTTCCTGTAACGTCAACATCATTAGGGCCAACTACTGTACCTAGGTTTCTAATCCTAGTTTGAATATCTGCTGCTGAAAGACTTAAATCAGTAACAATGTGTATTGTTCCTGCCGATGAATCAGTTACCAAAAACATCAAAGGATTAATTTCTTTAACAATCATTTCAACTGTTTCGTCTACAGCATCATCTTCTGCTCTTAGATCTCGTGCGCTTGCTGCTGCATTTTTCACCGTGATTAAAAATGCATTAGCATTTAAATTATACAGGGTGGCTACGGTACAGTTGAGTCCGTTAGTTCTTGTAAATGATCCCATTTATAGCTCCTTAATCTTTTAATCTACCATCAGCTTCAGCTGACTTTAACATTGCTGCACGGTCTGGATAGCTACCACGCTTGACATCTTTGGCAGCAGCCTTTTCACCTTTAGTAGGATTCTTAACGTGCTTTAATGCGTCAAACTTTTCAGATTTAGCTTCTGCTAAACGATTACGTAGTTCGTTTCTAATAGAAGTTCTTAAATCAACAGCTTCAACACGTTGCATAGGGTTGTCGCCGCCTGCTACTTTAGGGTATGTGCCTTTAGGTCCGTTCATACCGCCAGCAAGTTTGTTCACCATGTAGTCAATGTCTTTGTATTTTTCTTCCGGCTCGTTGGCATATTCATTTTTCTTTTCGTCATCTTTTTCCATGCCGCGATCATCGTCTTGATCATCTTTATCGCTTGAGACTTTGTCAATGTCATTGTCGTCAGGCATATTGTCAGAGTCCATGTCGCTTGGGCCGCCCATATTATCTGCATCTGGCTCATCGTGTGGTTTGTCCATGTCTAGATCTGGCAACATTTTTAATGGTCCAGCATCTAGGTTACCGAGATCACCTATAGCAGATATGCTAGGTCCTGGAGGAGTCAACGATGGCATTGCAGTCATGGTAGGCATTGGCATCATCTTGGATGGCTGGTTAATCATATCTGGATTAACTTTAGTCATAAGTTTCATTAAACTTTCAATGTTGTCCATACCTTGTGCATTAAGATTCACACTCATACTAGGATGACTTGGCGGTGGTGTTTGACTAGTCACCGACGGTGGCATACTCATAGGCATAGGTGCATCACCGCAGGCTTCTGTAGCAGGCATTGATTGTGTAGTTGGTTGATCCAAGTCTCTCATCTTGGCTAACAGTTGATTAAAGTCCATTATTTACTCCCCATTGCGCTTTTAAGGCCTAACTTGTCGGTCTTGCCTTTGGGCAGCTTATATTCTGTTGGCCCAGTTTGATCTTTTTTACGTTGTTTTGCAGTTTTTTCAAGGTCTTTTAAAAAGCCTTTGTTGAAGTCATCACCAAAATAGTCTTTGTGTTTGGCATTTGTATTTTCTTTGTAGTTGGAATCTGTTAACAGTGCTTGTCCTGATGGTTCGTTGTCTAGCAGAACTTGATCAGCTTCTGTTGGTTCACTACCACCTCGTACACGAAAGCTGGATTCGTCGAGTCCCAGTGCCTTGACATCATTAGTTATTTCTGGTCCTGTAATAGGATATTCACAAATTACTTCGAACACAGTTACTTCACAATTTTTCATTGTGGGGAAGTCCAGAGGCAATGCCTGTATTGGTGTGGTCTTGATTTTTTCTAACTTGATACATTTGCAGCGATCTAGTGCTGTCTTCAAGTTTTCTTGAAAAGCCTCGGGCAATTCTCCAGCCACTTTGACTTTAAAGTTATAGATTTTTTTGCTTTCGGCAAGATATTCTGTAAATGGTTTCATGTTAGTATTTATGCTTTGCCGCTTAATTTCTTAATGAGCTCGTTGCGATCTGTAATTACATAACCCTGTCCGTTGATTACATCATTTGGATCTTCGTTATTGTCTTTGTCAATCTTGTATTTTTTAAGCTGTAGATCTATGGCTTTGAGCTTTTTATCAATCTTTGCTGCTTTTGCTGTAATAGCATTGCCCATCATAGAACTTGCCACTTCAAATATGCGGCCGCTGTAACGAACTTCAACATTCATACCTAGATCCATTAGATCGTCGTAGGCTTTTTCTGCTTTACTAGCAAGATTGTCTAACTCATTATCGTTTAAATCATTTAATTCAACTATCTGCGGCAGATTTCTAGTAATTTGATTAACAGCTTCAATGCTTTCATCTAGTGTTTTTACTTCCGTGGCTTTTTCTACTAATTCTTCGTTAATAGATTTAGGAACAATGTTTATTTGTTTATCGTCTAAATTAAATAATTCTTCAAGTTTCTTGGTCATAGCAATACTTATCAGCGTTTTGAACCTTGATGGAAAATATGTTCCTCGTTGACCACACGAAATTTTATACCTTGCTGCTTACACCATTTAGTAGCAGCTTCCCATTTGGCCATATTCTTTATATATTGTTGTTGATTATAAACGCTCTTGCCAACATTGGCCAGCAGCGTTTGACTAGCTGGCTTTACTTCAACCACTTCCGCATGTTTTGCTCCGTTCTTGTCGACGTAGGTAATAAAAAAATCAGGAACATATATAGTATATTTTCCTGTTAGCGGATCTCTGTAGGGTATTTGTATGCTTTCGCTGGCCCATTTTTCTACCCCTTGATGCTCGTCTAGCATACGCATGAATACAAATTCCCAACTTGATCTTGCCAATGGTGTTTTGATCCCAACATATTTGCCAGGATTTTTCATTTCGAATCTTCCTTGAGCAAATTTGGCCATTATGGTAAAATATTTCTTGTTTGATTTATCTTGATGACATTCACAGCTCTAAATCCCAATGAAGATGTATTAGGACGATATTTGTTGAGAATCTGTGCGACTACTGCACTAAGTTGGGTACCGTTGAGTTCTTTCAAGGTGTCTAGTATTTCAAAAACTTGGACACCATCAACTTTGGCTTGACGCAGTATAGTCATTGCTGTGGTTGTAGCAGCTTCTTTTTCAAATCCCTTACTTGTAAAAAATCCTATGCTGGCAGAGACTTCATTGGCTCCGAATTCTAAAGGTCGGCGGCCGTAGGTATCAAAAAATAATTTTGTACTTGCAGCACTGTCTGTTTTTGTAACTGCTGGTAAATTAATTGAGCTCATGGAAATTCCACCGGGCTTTCATTACTGCTGCCTGATGACTGTGGGAATGTGTTATTAGCTGACTGCGTTTGCAAAACTTTTCTAGTGGCGGTAGTGGCTGCAATAGATCCCAATGCTGCTCCTATTTTAGGAAAGCTGGCTCCTACAATGCCGCCAACGGTGTTGGCCGCTGTTAAAATATTTGCAGGATTTTTTAATTCTCCAATAACTCCGTCTACTGTAGGGAATTGTCCCCCATTGTTTTTGTAGGTATTGATTTGAGAAATTGCTGTGCTTATAAAGCCACCTGGATTTTTTAATATATTCTTTTTAGTTACATCACCAAATACCGATTCAATACCACCTAGCACATCACCGATTGGGCCAAGCACATTACCCAGTCCCAGCGAGCCACCTAAGACATTTGGACTCTGTACAACATCGTAGGATAGGCTAGCAAATCCATCGGGCTGTCCATAGGCCACACTGCCCGAAAGATATTTTACGCCTTCGTATTCAACGGTCATTGTGTTATCTAGTGGTTCATTTGACGAATAGTCCACTTGCCCGTGAGACCAAGATTTAATTCTAGGCGCCATTAGTTCATATCCGTTAAATCTATGCCTACTTAAAGTATATAGAGATATTTTTTTAAAAAAGTTTGTTGGAGTAGCAAATCCCATCCCGTATGCTCCAGAATAATTGAACAGACTCATGGGATGATTGATTTGATCGTTTCCTCCGTCATAGGCATAGTGTGCATAGTAGGCCGAATACAATGAATGCATCAAACCGGCATTGTCATCGTGGAATGTTAAACTAATAGGTTCGTAATTTATTTTCTTATAAACGTGTTTGGTACGATTGTACACATTTTTAGTTGACGTGTCAAAGTTAAATTTAGGCAGGTCGGTTGATTTGATTAGTAGGCTAACTTCACGTTCAGCTCCCGAGAATACAGCATAATAAAGAAATTTGGTTCTAGGAGTCAGTCGATAGTTGTTGTCAACAAATATTCGTGTGGCATGCTGAAAATTCCCAACTACTCCTTTGGGTCCTCTGAGAGCACTATTTAAAAATCTTGTAAACTTATTGGCCATATAATTATTTAGTCATAAAAAAAGCCCGATATATTCGGGCTTTTTTGGGATTATGATATTAATCAACCAGGATTGCTACCTACTGCTAGAGCACTAGCGGCTGATCTAGCTGCGCCGGCGGTGCCTATGCCAATAACTCCAACTGAATCTGGTGTATTCATTGCATTATCATAGACAATAGTCAGAGCCACTGTGGCTGGTTCGTTAGTTGTATAGTTTAAATCACCGTAGTCAGTGTTTTGCAAGAAACATCCATAACATTCCCAGGTTTCTAAAACTACAGGAGCAGCAGCACCGTTACCACCGTCTAGTATTTCAATACGTGTGGTAAACTTGTAGTCAATACCAGAGCGGGCGCTAGCCTGCTCATGAAAATCAAACTGTTTCTGAATCTGTTGACCAACTAACTTGATAACATTACTGCTGGCATCGTCTCTGAGATTCAACGTGATGTTTTCCCAAGTGTACTTGCCTGCAATTTTAATCTTGGAATTGTAAATTTCGATTGGAATTTCCTCAAAGGAAACTTTTGGTCGAGTAACGTCCATGACCTGTTTGGTAAGTTCTGTACTAGCCGATGTGCCGAAACCCAGTAAAGTAACACGAAAGCGATACTTTAGTTTCGGCATCAACATACCGGTATTTGAACCAGGACCAGATGGGTTAATCGAGTAGTTTGTTAATGATGTAATTGCCATTGTCTTATGCTCCGATATTGTATTTATTCATTAAATTTCACCTGTGTTCTTGAGACGCAATGGTATGTAAATAAATTCAACGGCCTTGGTTGGCTCAATGGCAACATCTACATATAATTCATTACGATCAATTCTACTTGGTGTGTTGTTGGTTTCGTCGCATACTACTGCAAAGTCATAGATAGCTCTTAGACCCACTAGTTCCAGCAACAAACTTTCTACAGCTTGTTTGATCTCGTCACGGGTGATAGAATCATTTGGCTCAAAGATATATGGGCGAGCTAGTTTTGTTAGTTGACTACGTAGATATACAACTAAACGAGCTACGTTAATACGATCCAGTGCTGATGCATTTCTTGCACGAGTCTTTTGACCATAAGCTACCAGTCCTGTGCCAACAAAGAACGGAATTGGATTAACCTTTAGATCATACAGTGTATCTCTTTGACCGTTGTTTAAAGCAACGCTTTGGAATTCACCGGTCAACGAATCAATGTATCCCACTGCTGTGGCATTAGTAATACCACCACGGCGTGTACCTGCTGGGGCAAACCAAGGAAAGCTCACTTGGTCGCTTAGAGCAATAGTTCTTAGCATCATGTGACTGGCTGGAACCACAGCATTTGCGCCTGTAAGATCAGTGGTAAATCCATTTGGATAGTAAACCGCTGCATATTCGTCATAGGTAACAATACCATTGTCTCCGTTGTCCAGTGCTAGATTAGCATTGGTACCCCAGGTAGTTAGACTTGTTGCATCACTCTTTAGACGCAATGGTGTATCACCGACCACAAAAGCTGTGACCTTGCGATCCAGATTCAAGTTGATTAGATTGCTGAGTGCTTCTGGATATCCAGGGCAAGCAATTAGGTTGAAGTTTCTGCGTTCTTCATCACGAGCTTCTTCGCTGGTGTCAATGGCGCTCTTCAATGCAGCAACCACAGCTGATCTCTGGGCCTTGCGACCAAAGCTGCCTGAACCATCTTCATTGTTAGGGCTAGCAGTGGTCCAACGATCTGGCCAGTATGCTTCCATACTTGGTGATCCTGATTGTCTTTCGTTGTCTGCTGTAGTATCAATATAACCATCGTTGTATTTCTTGACGTTTCCACCGCTTCTACGTAGGTTCCACAGCAACATGCCTTTGGGATATAGATCTGGATCCGGTGCATCTGGATCTAAAAAGTTGTTGGTCAACAAGTCTTTGATTGATCCAGTAGGCGCAGCCGTAGTCGAGCCTCCAGTTGTACCTGCACGAGCATCTGCAAATAACACACCTTCTTCTGTGGTTTGATCGGTTTTGTCAACCAGAACCCATTTTAGTGCAAGTTTTGTGCCTGCGTCAGGATTGAATTTGTATATGCTTGGGAAATTTTCTAGATCTGCTGTGCTGATCCAAATATCACCGCTGACCAGCGCAGTGCCGTCAGTTTGTGTTTCAGGCATTGTTGCGGATACAAGTGGACCTTCTGGATCAGTGCCAGTGTATCCTGTGAAGTTTTGATAGCCCACCCAGGTTGTGCCATTGTGAATCATTAGATCTACATCGCCAAAGGCAGGATTGTACCATAGTTGTCCGTCTGCTGGCTCTTCTAATGGAGCATCCGGAGTGGCAGCAAACACATCACCAACCAATGGAATCCATAAGGAAGCCAAATAACCTTCTTGTGCTCCTGTGGCCAAGCCACCTGACAATGCGTAGAAATTACTGGTGCCAGCACCTGTTTCTAGGTTGTAGGCTGTAAACAATGTACTAACAGCAGTACCTGTGACATCAGTTAGTCTGATGTCGCCACCGGTCTTGTGTGTGATCACTAATTCGTTGCTGGTAGTAACACTAGCAACTACGTTGTTTGTGATAGCATCGCCAGCTGAATCAGTGTAACTAGCAGCGTTAATTAATCCTGCGATTGTAAACGCATCGTCTGCTGTGCCTGCTGCTGTGAATGTAAATGAAGCTGCTGTGCTCAGTGCAGTATCTCCAACAATCGACTGTTTGATTGTGAAGGTTCTTGCTACTGCACTCAGTGTGCCTGTGGTAATAATTTTAGATTTGATTGCAGTTGTGCCGCTGGCTGCTCTTTTAAATATTCTAAAAGTAGTAGTGGCCAATGTTTCATCTGGTGCGTCAAAACCATTTACTGCTCCAGTAGTAGCAGAATATGATCCTGCGTGTTCACTAGCATTTGTTTGCACAAATAATGCATCCTTAGGAAGATTTGCGCCACCACCGGATTTATCTAAAAAGTACAAGGCAGAGTGCGGAGTTGCGTACAAAGGTGCTTCATTGGCTACCCAAGAATCAGTACTTTGATTGTAGCGTTTTACTCTCCAACGAGATCCATTGTTTGGTTCGGTGGTTTTAAGCCATACAGAACCTGTAGGACGAGCATTTACAGTAGATCCAAAATCTGATCTCTTAAACAGTGGGATGCTGGTGTGTGGTTGTTGGGCCAAAGCTGGGCACATGTATGTACCAGCAGCAATGTTTAATAGGCCAGCGCCGACGCCTAGTGTAGTTCCACTGAGTACAATGCCACCAGTTCCACCACCAATTGCTGTAGAGTCACCGCCTGTAGCAGTAGAAGTACCATCACTGTATAGATATAATCTGTTGTTGCTGGCAACGGCTGTAATACCGCTGCCATTCATCTTTGTATTGATGTCTGAAACACAAGAAGCTAGACTAACACCCGGTGTAATAGAAACATCGTTGATAACCAATGTGCCTGATAATGCACCTACCGCTGCTGAACTAAATGCTGTAGGGTGACTAGAAGTCCATTCAGGACTACCAACTAGTACCCAAGTACCAGCTGTGATACCAGCTGTGGCATTGCCTGCACTCTTGTAGTATATTCTTACCAGTTCATCGTCAGCTAAAAATGTTCCATCGCCTGCGGCTGTTTGAAACACCACAGCATAATCACCGATTGTGCCTACTGATGTTTTAGGAGCATTACTGTTGATATTGTCAAGATCAGCATCTGTGAGTACCAAAGGAGTTTTAGCAGTAAATTTTTGACCGCTGTCGGCTAATGCTAAACCGTTCCATTCGTTGATACCCCAAGTGGTGGTTTGTGTGTCTACCCACCACTTGCCATCAGCTGGATCCGCTCCCGGTGCATCTGTTTGACCTTCTAGTTCATTTAGGTTAATGTCTGCACGTAGGATGAATGCAGAATTTGAAACGCCCAACAAGCTGTAAGCAGCTAGTAGACCGTATTCGTTTCTTTCGCCACCGTGTATAGGACTAGCCGATACTGTCTTTTCAAAGAACGGTGAACCAAATGTGTCAACAAGTTCTCGTTGACTGGTCATTTTGAATACTTTGCCTGCATTGGCTGCAGTGGTACCTGAAGCTGTGCCTGTGCCAGCTCCGTTTATTTTGTTTTCAGCAGTGGCTACAACAATTAACGGAACCGTACCTGGTTCAGCTGGAGTATAAAAACTCTCGTCAATTACTTGTACTTCTACGCCTGGTGATGTTAGTGCCATTCGACTGTCTCCTAGGGTTAAATCAATGTACTATTATTTAGCGGCATCATTAAAAAACACCAGGATATACAATATGGAAAAAGGGGCTGAAAAGGTGTAAATATGTTTATGAGACCTCTTTGCAAGTGCGGACAACGACCCCGTGCCGTTAACTATAAAAAAAACGACAAGATCTATTATAGATCATTGTGCGAAATCTGCATGGCCAACGGTCTAGGCTTTGGCATTCCTAGATGGCATCGATCCGGGTATCGAATAAAAAATCAATGTGACAAATGTGGGTTTCGATCAGCCCACAAAGAAGTTTTTAGAGTATTTCACATAGACGGCAATCTAGATCACTGTCGTCACAGCAATTTAAAAACTGTATGTTCGAACTGTGCTCAAATACTAGGCAAAGAAGGAATCACTTGGCGACAGGGCGATCTTGTCGCTGACTACTAGACTGGCTGATTGTCTATAAAGATCATCAATAGAACCGTTGTTATCAATGACTATATCAAAGTCACTGCCTAACCAAGCCCACTCGCTGGCGTGTATCTTGCGCATTTTCATTGCGTTCAATCCCACGTTGTTGCCTTGATTTGCACTGACTGCATCTGCATACCAGTCGGGTAGTGTGCCTCTTTGTACCCAAACAATACTGCCGCCTGCACGTTTTAGAGATTCAATTTCATTAGGAAATCTGCAATCTGAAATAACAATGTTATCTCGACTGTTGCGCAGTTTGTTTTCTAGGCTGGCAATCCATATATCATCGTGAAATGCCTTACGACAAACTTCAGTACCCCAATATTGCAACACCCATCTTGGAGTCAATGTAGGCATATCAAGTCTTGCGGCCCACCATGGATCTACTTGTTCTCGCCATTCACGGGCTTCTTTTGTACGCCCTTCAAGCATGGTTCTATCCCAACCGAATACTGATGCCACTGCATCTTTTAGTGTTGATGCAAAGCTCTCTCGTCTAAATTCGTGAAAGTTTTGTAAGTAATCTGCAACGGTATCCTTACCGCTGCCTATAAATCCGCATACACCTATAATCATAATATTCTCCAACTGTATAAAGTATACAGGAGAATATTGCTGCGGTCAACCTATAATAAAAGTATATCCTTGACCACCTGGTACTAATTTCATCAAATCGTCTGTTAGTTTTTCAATTTCAGCTGTGGCTTCTGCTTTCATTGCTGCCCCGTTTAGACTGCTTCCACCCTGAGGTCCAGCAATTTGAGCAAACTTTTCACGGGCTTGACCCAGCATCATCTTACAGTTGGCCAAACTATAGTCTTTGATCCATTGTCCTGCATAGGTATCGTCGATAATAGCAAAATCTGGTTTGGTATTATAGACCCATAACATTACTTCTTCATCGCCTCGAGGACGTTGTTGGATCATTATCTTGCGACTTTGTGGTTGCCAGGTAAAATTAATAAAAGATCCAAACATCTTGCCTACTAATTCTTGATAACCGCTGAATAATTCATAGGTTAGTAGGCCGCCCATATTCGTTGAACTTAGCAAATAGGTGTTGGTATAGGCCATGTTGAACGGCTCAAATACTGTGCCGCCTGTGCCGTTGCCACTTCTTGACCCAACTGATCTGCGAAATATCTGTCGCACTTGTTGTACTTCTTTGGGCAAAATATATTCTTGCTGATTTTCTCTCAGCGTTAAAAACGCATAACTTTCTTCAACGGCATTATCTGAACGTTGTCGAAACACGCCTAATGCTCTATTAAGTGCAGTTTCGTAGTGTACGGGATCTAGCTCTACGTCAATCATGCCGTCGCCTAGCATGGCTTTGCAGTAACTAAAAACTTCTTGCTTGGATTGGTCTATTTGGCTCATACAACTATTTATCGTAGCGGTAAATATATGACTATGCCAAGACTGAGCCTTTACCGCCCTGAAAAGGGCAATGATTATAAATTTATAGATAAAAATATCTGGGAAATGTTCCAGGTTGGTGGTACTGATGTGTTTATACATCGATATCTAGGTCCCGGATCTACTGGGAATACTGCCTCCCCTACACAACCCGTATATAATACCAGCGATCCTACACAGATCCAAGACCTGCTGTTTTTAGAAAATAGAGATCGCAAGTATGATCCTGATATCTATGTCATGCGAGGAGTATACAGTCTTCAAGATCTAGATTTTAATCTCAGCCAATTTGGATTATTCTTACAAAACGATACTGTTTTTATTACATTTCACATCAACGATACTATTGAAAAACTAGGTCGTAAATTGATCAGTGGGGATGTCATTGAACTGCCACATCTCAAAGACGATCATGCTCTCAATGATCTTCAATTTGCTCTTAAAAGATTCTATGTGATTGAAGAAGTAAACCGAGCTGCGGAAGGATTCTCAGTTACTTGGTACCCGCATCTATATCGTGCCAAATGTAAACCATTAGTTGATAGTCAAGAATTCAAAGAAATACTAGATCAGGTTGCTAACAAAGATGCAATGGTTGGCACCTACAACTCTGCTGTAACCTATTATCCAGGTGATGTTGTTACTGGGTTGGATGGAAAAAATTACACGGTGCTACAAGAAGTCACAGGAGTTGCACCTCCTAACGCTACCTATTATGAACTAGCCGACAGCTTACGAAACATAATGAGCACCTACGAAAAAGAAATGCAGATCACCCAGGCAGTTCTTGATCAAGCTGAAACAGATGCTCCAAGGAGCGGTTCGGACACCACGCAGTTTTACACGCTGACCGTGGACGAAGATAAATTACCGGTACTGGTCAGCGCAGATAACAGCCTATTAGATGCTAGCTTAGAAACTCAGGCCACTGATGAAGCAGGCAATCTCTTGTTTAATACTGACGGTACTCCTGTATATGTAGGATCCACTGCTGCTACCGCTTTACTATCATCAGAAGTATCTGGGTATAACGGATACCTTGTTGGCGATGGTGTTCCACCAAACGGTGCGCCATTCACAGCTGGCATAGCCTTTCCTCTAGCTCCTGCAGATGGTCAATTCTGTCTACGTAAAGATTATTTCCCTTATAGATTGTTTAGATACAACGGATCAAGATGGGTCAAAGTCGAAGACAAGGTACGAATGACCATGAATAACCTAGGACCAAGTGATGTTGGGGTTGGTGATCAATTTGAAGGCAAGGATGTTCGCCAGACACAAAAAGCTGGATTTATCAACAATACAAATACAGACATAATAAATGGCAACACTGTGAAAGAAAGACAGAGTCTCAGCAAGGCTCTCAGACCAGAGGCAGATGAATAATGGATTATTTTTACGATGCGCAAGTAAGACGATATGTTACACAGTTTATGAGAATCTTTATAGGATTCAAATATAAAACTGGAGGTGATGTTCCCGAAGAGAGACACGTGCCTGTGTTGTACGGTGATATGACCAGACAGGTTGCCAGCATGATCAAAGACAACAGTGAAAACAAACTGTCAACAGTGCCTAGAATAGCCTGTTACATCAGCGGCCTCGAGTTAGATAATTCTAGACTTAGTGACTACAGTTTTGTTAGTAAACTATCTGTAAGAGAACGGCAGTATACTACCAATCAAGCAGGTGAAAGAGAATACGGTGGAGTACAAGGCGGTGGGTATACTGTGGAAAGACTCATGCCTACACCGTTCAAACTGTCTATGAAAGCAGAAATCTGGACTTCTAACACAGATCAAAAACTTCAGTTGCTGGAACAGATTCTGGTGTTGTTTAATCCCAGTCTTGAAATTCAAACCACAGACAATTACGTTGACTGGACCAGTATTAGTGTAGTAGATCTTAGTAGCATTAATTTTAGTTCTAGAACTATTCCGCAAGGAACAGAAAGTGACATTGATGTTTGTACTCTAGATTTTCAAACTCCTATTTGGATCAGTCCGCCTGCCAAGGTTAAGAAAATGGGCATTATTAAAAACATCATCATGAATGTATTTGGGGAATCAGGCCAATTGTTAGGTCTAGAAGATCTCATATTCAATGGTGATGGTGCAACTACTCAGGTACAAAACACTGTGGATCGATTTGGGGTATTACTAATACTAAACAAGGCCACAGGGTTCTATGATCTCACTGTGCTGAATGTCTATGAAGCAGTATTGTCGTTGGGCCTGGATGAGACTCCTTACAAAGGCAATCAACAAAGACTAGATTGGTATAAGATACTAGAGATTCACGGTGGATATACAGGTACTAGTAGAATACATTTTACACAACCTAGTGGCTACGAAGTCACTGGCACATTTACCGTAAATGAAATTGACCCTACATACCTAGTAATTGATCTTGATATGGACACAGTCCCTAGCAATACAATATTACCTGTAACTGCTATCGTTGATCCCTACAAGTTTAGCCCAATTGAAAAATTTGGAAGTATTGCTGCGATTCCTGTAGGCACAAGATATCTAGTACTAGACGATGTCAACAACAGTGCAAATGTTGGACAGACTGTGGAAAATTCAGGATGGAACAACTTTGATTCCGGCTCAACTGCCTATGACGGACCAGATGCTTGGAAAGATCTCATAGGCAACGATACTGTGATCAAGGCTAATTCTATAATTGAATGGACTGGTACTGTATGGCAGGAAACGTTTGACCCTAGTATAGTGACAATTATTCAATATTTCACTAACTTGACCACAGGTGTACAATACAAGTGGGATGGCACACAATGGTTGAGATCTTTCGAAGGTGAATACGCTGCCGGATATTGGAGATTTGATCTAGATGCTTGATAAGTATCTAGATGCAACAACGTGCCGGCTTATTGTTTCTAAGTAAAAACACCAAGAGAATTCTTCTTATTTTAGAAGATGCCAAATGGACTGTGCCTACTTTTGTGAGAAACAGCAGTCTATTAGAAGATGCCGAACCGTTGTTAAATAATTTCTCAGTGGGTAAAATTTTACCCATAGAATTGTATCTCAGTGAGGACCGTGGATTTGAATATGGAACATATATCTGTCTAGTTGATGATGAATTTCTTACAACATCAGCTGCTACTATATGTTGGGCTGCATTGAATCACTTGCCCAAACAATTGCATACCGGTTTAAAAAACACATTGAGCAATACCATAATTCGTACAAAAATTGAAACTATATTGGAGTTAGAAAATGTCAAGCATACTGCAAAAATCTACTAGATTTATCAAAGACTGTGAAAGATATGAATCAGTAATAGCCACAATGCCAGCGGGCGATGTAAAAAATGAAACTGTTCAATTGTTACAAAAATTAACCTATAGCATTAAAAAACTTGATAACATGCATCTAGAAATGATATACTCTAGACAGTTGCCAACTATGGGCAACGAAATGAAAGACGAAATATCAGATTTGCGAAAAAAATTAGAAACTAGAATTAGAGACTGGTCGCAAGCACAGAAAAATTAAATACTGCTAAAGTTTTTAATGAAAATAGTACCAATCATAGCAGCATGAACACTGCACTGATATCTGTAGCTACCACTAATTGAATCTGGAATCTTCCAATACAGTGTACCAGATGTTTGCCCTTGAGCAGATGCACCTGTAGTCACAACGCCTCCTGTGGTTACGTGTACTAACCCAGTGTTGTAATTTGCACCTGCGCCGTCCTGTATCAAAAAAGGATGACCTGCCACATTAAGATTGAAAGCTATAGTGGTGCCATTTATGGCATATACTGTAGGATCGTCAGTAGTGCCATATTGATCAAATCTGTATGCAGTAGCACCGTTATTAGTTACATTAAGTCTTGTTATGGCCGGTAGATAGAACTGATCCACCGTTAGCCCAGCAGCATCCGTCAAGTCAGTAAATGCTGAGGCACCTGCTGAGGCCGTATTGGTGATTGTAACGGTATCTGTGCTGGCATCTGTGGTGATTGAGATACCGGTGCCTGCGGCTATAGTAAGAGTGTCAGTGGCTGAATCAGCAACAACTGAACTTTGCCCTGCTACCGCTATAGTGGCAAAACTATCTGATGCAGTTCCGCCGCCGGCGGCAGCAATGGTAATAGTGTCTGTACCAGCATTGGTAGTTATAGTTATATTTGAACCTGCTACCAAAGTCAGGGTATCTGTGGCTGAATCCGCTACCACTGAAGTTTGTCCGGCCACTGCTATTGTAGCAAAACTGTCTGATGATGAACCGCCTGAAACTGTAGCCCAAGAATTATCCCCACGGAGATAGGTACTAGCACTGGCTGTTCCTGTGGCTCCTATACGAGCTATAGGTACAGTACCTGAAGTTAACTGAGTGGCATTGAGTGCTGTTAAATTAACACCCGAACTTGCAGGTAATGTAGCTGGAAATCTTGCATCAGGTACAGTACCTGAAGTTAACTGAGTGGCATTGAGTGCTGTTAAATTAACACCCGAACTTGCAGGTAATGTAGCTGGAAATCTTGCATCAGGTACAGTACCTGAAGTTAATTCAGTGGCATTTAAAGCGGTTATCAAACTGCCGTCACCGCTGAAACTTGTAGCAGTTAATAACCCTACATCTGATATACTGGCACTACTAACCTGTATGATTGTGCCTGTTGTGCCATCGTAGCGCACAATCCTGTTGTCCACATAGCCGCCGCCTGCACTCAATACATCGCCTGATCCAGATCCTGACGCTCCTGGAGGACCAATCTCTCCCTGAGGTCCAGGAACCCCCACAGCAGAAGTAGCCTGTCTTGAGCCGTCTGCAAATACAATTTCATTGCCTACCACAACATCTGATTCAAAATTCACTGCTGGGGTTACTGTAATAGCTGTGCTATCTGTGCTGTCTATGGTGTTAGCCACAAAGGTGATGTTGCCTGTGCTGGCAGTACCTGTGATAGTAATGGTATCTGTACTAGCGTTGGTAGTTAGTGTAATACCAGTACCAGCAACTAGTGTCAGTGTGTCTGCGGTTGTATCTGCTATCACTGAACTTTGTCCTGCGATAGCAATAGTTGCAAATGTATTGGGCAGACTGCTTTCTGCAGCCACAGGTACCCAAGCGCCGGCATGTGCATAATACAATTTGCCTGTATCATGCACATGAGCTACCATACCGTGATAATCTATAGGGGACACTTCATCTGTAAGATCTGCTAGGGTGTCCCAATGGAATCTGATGCGATTTTTTTGTCCTGAGATATCTATCACACCCGATAACATCAACGTATTAGTGGAATCATCTAACCAAGTCAATGCAGCAAGATCGTTGACTTGGGAACCATTTGACGGATAATATGCTATTTTTCCAGAGACGCCTGACTGCACACCGCCACTGAATCCTGCAGAATTTGCTTTGGCTAAAAAATCTGTATTAGATATATTGGTTAAATCTGCTTTTGCAAGATTTACACCGCTAGCTGTGGCTCCATCATATAGTCTCAGGGTATTAGCTGTTCGATCATAAAAAATTTCACCTCGATTTCCGGATCTTCTGTTAAGAAAATCTGTTTCTCTAGGTATAATTCTTATTGCGTCAAGTACGGGTATCTTTGCCATATTATTATTTATTCAAATTAGTAATAACGAGTTTTAGCCAAATAATCTATGTACTTTGCGATGCCTTCATACACGTTGGTGAAACTTTTGACATCTACCCCAGATTTTGTTAACAATTTCGTATCAGCTAATGTATTTATTTGATACTGTTTTTTAAGATCATCGGGCATATCTACAAATCTTTTTTTGCCTTTGTTTGTATTAGATATTACAAGATCTGCTATGGTTTCAAAATCCGTGCTAGATCCGCTGCCGAGATCATAGATTCCAGGTTGATAATTTTCAAACATAAAATAATATATGGTTTTTGCTATATCTTCTACCCATACAAAATCTCTAAAATAATTCTTGCTGTTTTCGAATATCGTTATTTCCTCAGTTTCTTTGATTTGATCAAACCAATGTAAAATTGTAGAAGCCATTCTGCCTTTGTGATACTCATTAGGCCCATATACATTGAACAATCGAAGGACAACTCCTTCTACTTCATTTTCACTGAGCAGTTTGCTAAATGCGTATTGATTCATTGGGCCAGAGCCGTTACCATATACTGATGCGCTAGAAGTAAAAATAAAAGGTATTTTGCGTTGTTTACAAAATGCATTCCATTTCCTTGTAGATTTAACATTCGTTGCATAGATCGAACTCCAATTTTTTTCTAGAGTATTAGCATTTGCACCGATATGTATGACTCCAGTGATGTTTTCATCTATTGAATCGATGTCATCTATAGAAACAAGTCTTTTATACTGTTTACCTATGAGATTTTTATACTGATTTTCATAAGGCAGATCGTCAACTATAATAATATCAGTGACTCGTTGCAAATTCAAGTAACCTAATACCACACTACCAATAAATCCTCCGGCTCCGGTTAGTATAATCATTGTATTTCTTCCAGTCTTGGTGCATACACCCCTATGTGTTGTACTGTTACTGCCGATGCCTTGTTTGCAAATTTTACTGCATCAGGAATGCGGCCTGTTTTTAAAAACTCGTATACTAATGCTGCTAAAAATGTATCACCTGCACCGCATACATCAGTTACATCGCCTACAATTTCAGCAGGGTATATACAATCATTCCAATAAGCGCCACCTCCACCGTGCGTAACAATCAAATGCTCTGCGTTGGGTAAACTTGTTGCACGACTTTTTTCCAGTGCATTAATCTTGACATAGCAACCTGATAGTCTTGCTAGGTCTGTTTTCTTTGTGTCAACAAAGATAGGCACGTCAACTTCTTTAACTAGCTCTTCTATTAATTCGTAGGTCACTGTGCCTTTGTTGTAGTCACTGATTACAATGGCATCATACCCAGGAGGTATTGATGTGTCAAAAGTGATAGGATCGCTGGCAACATCTTGATCCATACGCAATAATTGTTGTTTGGTACGTGCATCGATTAATCTGTTTTTTTCGCTAGATTTGCCGTGTAGGAAGTTGACTGTGCATCCCAATGCTTCTAGATTCTTACACACATTGCCAGCCATTCCATCTTTGTGAATAGTATACTGTGGTTCAAACACAGGAACTGGTGCTTCGGGACTGATACGATTTACATAACCATAGGTGTAAATGTCGTGACAGTCGTCACCTATTAGCAATATCCTGAATTGTTTTAGTTGTTGAATAGTCGCTGACTCTGTCATAAAAAAATACCTTTGGTACGTGTGCTTCGCCTACTATACGCTGTCCGCGATAATCACTGCCTTTGACCATTACACTTGGTTTATACAGTTTGATTAATGCTATCAGTTCTTCTTCGCTGTCAAAAAATTCTACAATATCAACAGCTTTTAAATTTTGTAACATCACTTTGCGATCAATCTGGTCGTTGATCGGCCGGCTTTGGCCTTTTAATTCTCGAACTCTTCTGTCTGTATCAATGCATACAACAAGATAATCTCCTAGACTACGAGCTGTGTTCAACATGGCAACATGCCCGGGATGCAAAATATCAAAAGTACCGTTAACTATTATTGTAGACATACTAGTGATCCAGTGAATACCACCCGGTTATAATATATTTGTAACCCTTATATATGGGATTCCCCCTGTGAGGGTGGGTAAAATAGGCAGGCCAAATAACCAACTTGCCAGTTTCTGGTTTAATCTTAAGACCTTGATACAGAAATTCTGTTTCGCCACCCTCTTCAATATCATTGAGATACAAGGTATAAGCTAGGATTCTATTGGCTGATGATTGATCTGCATTTTCACAATGCCACGCATGGTAGCCTTGGCGCGGGCCGGTTCTCTGTACGCTCATGCCTTTGGGTGTGTGTTGAAAACAAAATCCAAGACTCTGATATTTTTCAAAATACTGTTCTATATAATACTTGTTTAGAGTTTTATAAAAGAAAGAACACAGGTCAGGATCTACGCTGAAATTTTGTTGACTGTGAAATGCCCAATCAAAAAATATTCGATCGTCCTGATTTTTCATCATGCTGTTTTGTGTGAGATGTTGACCCATTTTGACCATATCTTCAAATCTTTGTATGATAGTTTTACAGTAGTCTTTGGGAAATGCGTCTGGATACACTTCAATAAAATTCATCGTTGACTATCTCCGGGAAATATTCTAAAATTATCTTCTACTGAATCGGGGGTACTTACTTCGACTATGATTGAATTGTCTTCCAACGCTTCAAGTTGATGCGGTAACCCTGGAGGATTATGCCAATTATCGCCTGTGTTTAAGATTTTTTCCTGCATCGTGGCAGTCTTTGTGTCTATGTATCTTAACAAGAAGCTACCCTGATTGACGTTCCAGCTTTCATCTTTGACAAGATGGTAATGCATACTGAACTTGTCGCCAGCCTTGGCAAACACCAGATATTTTCCACAGTATTGGTCAGTGGACGAAAATATTATTTCATGTCCCCAACCTTTTTCTATTTTACCGAATAATTTCATTTTTGAAAGTAATTTAAATTAATAATAATTCTTCTTTTTGCATCTGTTGCACTTATCATTTTATGAGAAATAGCAGTATCAAAAATTAATATCCTGTTTTCAACAGAATCAATCCCAATTATTTCTTTTTCAACCTCTATCATCGTTTTAGCATTACAAGTTGTCATATATAATATGGCTGTTTTAGAATCTCCATCAGGGTAATCAACATGCCAAGAAGATTCGTATCGATCTTCTTTACTTATAGACATATTTGTTCTAGCTTGGAGTAATGAAAAAACTTTTAATTTATATAATAATGATTCTAGTAAATTAAAGTAAGGACTACAAACATGGTTGTTTATAAAGAAATTATGTGTAAAATAACACATACCGTGCTCATCATCTTTTGATGTCATATTGTCTCTATAAAACCAATTCATATCTAATGACGTTAGTGTATTTTTTATTGTATCAAAATATTCTTTATCTAAAAAATTATCTATTACTTCGTACTCTGATTTTTTAGTCATAATAAAAATTCTCCTGCATTAGCCGTAGATGTCGGCTGCATCATGATCTTTTACCGACACGTCCATGTTCCACGAAATGATTGTTTTAGTTTCTTCTGAGGTATTAATCGGAGCTCGGTGAATTACCCAGCTAGGAAATGTAATGATGTCACCTTCATGTACATCAAATATGTGTATATCTTTGGTCACTGGATCTATCCATTCTGTTTGGGTGCCGCCTTCAGGCAAATGCACATAATATACGTTGGTAAAGTTATTGCTATGGGTATGCCAGGCATGTTTGCCTCCAGTGGCATACTGTTGAAACCAAATTTCAGTAATACCAAATGTTTGATATCCCATGGTATTGCACCATTCGTTGAGATGAATAGCAAGAGGATAATTTATAATTTTAAGCCACTCTCTGTCGCCATCATATCGAGATGTACTCCAATCGCATCTAATGATATCGCTGTTAAATGCCAGCATGTGTTCTGCTCGATCTTGTCTTGAAATGGCATCTATTACTTGTTGTTTTAGTTGAATATGTTCCTTAAATGGTTTAATACTTATAGGAAACGGTATAACAGTAGGTGACATTAGTACAAGCTACCTTGTCTTTTTATTACTATGTTTGATGCAAACACAACTCTTGATTCATTTGTTTGATTATAATATACATAATGTTCAAGACAGGATGGGAATATTATCAATATTCCTTCTTCCATTGGTGGCTTATATATGTTTTGATAGTGATCTTGCGGATCTAATTCTAAATATTTTAAATGATTTGATAAATTAGGAGTCCTGAAAACTAGCTGTCCCGAATCTGCATTAGGTTGTTTTAGTATGACCACACACGAAAATGCCGGTACATTTGTTGTTATGTGATTGTGTAACTGTTGATGATCATATTGATTATGCACATTATACCATGTATCTATTTCAACTTTATAGGAAAATTGAAACATAAAAGAATCTATGTAAGACTGGATATAGGGCGCAGGTAGTAATATATCATTCCATTTTTTAAAAAAGTCAGCATCGCTCCAGCGTTGAGATGCATTTTTAGAAATTCTACTTTCTTCGCCTTTGTATTCATCTTCTTTGCCATTTAATATCAATGGAAGATAATGATCCTGTAGAATTTTTAGATCTACAGTATTCAATCGAGAAATGCTTACCGGATATCCTTCAAGATGTATTTTCATTAGATAGTATCTTTAGTATGAATGCCAGTTTTAAACCCAGTTGTAAGATCCACAGTGGTACCAGTGTTAAAGAAGTCAATTACTTTATTTGCTAAAATTTTATGATTAACTTCTGAAAAGTGGTTATAACGCAGATCGCCGCCAACTCTATTATGATATGTGTTACATGTTTCGATACTGTCAAACTCTAAGTTTGAGGTTTCAAACATATTTCCTTGTACCCCTGCAACGTTGTGAAACCCTGGCAGGATTAAAAATTGAATACCTTGTTGTGCATATAGCATAGTTCTAAGAGTTATTGCATCATAAATTGCATCATATTGTATAAAAAGACGGTGATCGGAATGCAGATACTTTTTATACATTTCTAATGCCTTGGCTTGTTCTTTTGTAACATGAACTCCTGGCACAAATTTTGCATTTAGGAAATTTGCCATGCCTGGTTTATCTTCAAAAATCCATTCTCTGTAATAAGAAGTAAGCTGTACTATAACACAGTCCCCACTTTTAAACGACGATTCACGCTCTCTTAGGGTATGGAAAATGTATTCATTGGAACACCCGAGCTGAGAGTCATTTACATGATTATCATCCCCGATTAAACTTTCACTAACAATCCTAGTCCAATTCTTTTCTAACGGCATGAACGTTACTAGACCTGTAGGCCCAATAACTTCATTCTTGTGTGCATCGGGTACACTAAAACTATCGCCGAAAACATATAACATTAATTAGTTGCTCCTGTTTCTAACAAAATATTGAAAGACAAACTAATACGATCTTCATTGGTTGTATTTTCATTAACACTGTGATCTAAATAGCCGGGCCACATACTTAATCTGCCTTGCTCTGGGGCAAATGCGTTTTCATGAGCATATGAACTACCAATTGGATTGCATTTTAATGCTTTAAGAGCATTTCTAAAAACTAGATCACCGTCTTGCCCATTTGTTTTAAACCAATACACTCCACTGACGTGGCTGGTACCGTGATCGTGAACATGAGCATACTGCCCCGGTTTGGTTAGTGTAAGCCATGAAGTTTCGATGGCTGCTTTGTACAGCGGTTTAACATTCATCATTCTCATATAATTAAAACAATGGTGCATTATACACGAAGTGATCACTCTCATTTTTTCGTCTTTTAAAATAGACTGGTTAAAATCACCTTGATTAGATAGGTAATGAGTGTGAGAATTCCAATATGGATTTTGTCCCCAACGATCTTCTAGATGCAGTTTATCAACCACAGTCTGCATCTCGGCCTGTATTTCAGTATATTCTTTGCTTTCTGTTTTGTATGTGTATAGGGGGGAAGGAAACAAGGAGTAAATTCGGCCTTCGGTTTGATTGTTCATGTTTTCCTCCATATTTAAATAAACATCATCTGATTGATTCTGTAAGCATCTTCAACAAACCAATCAGGTTGCATCACTGCGGTGTGAACATCAGTTTGCCTGTATAATACCAATCTATTAAAAGCCATTTCTGCATATCCTAGTTCTTGTCCGGTTTCAGAATAAAAAGCTGTGCCGCCGTGAGATTCGTCATTGTAGTTTAAATATACCGATGCTGCAAATCTACCTGGATCTGCACTATCTCTATGGGGAGTTGGCTGGTCTTGTCCTTGCATTACATTTACCATGAATGTTATAAAATCAAATGTTTTACGTATGTCTTTATCAATCTTGCGAGGACCGTCATTAAAATTTTCACTGATTAGTTTAACAAACGTATCGGCTAAACTTGTTAGATTAATTCCAAGACTAATTGACAGTCCGGGGTATGTATTTCTAATCATGCTCTTCGATGCAGGAATAGAAAGAGCCAATTCTCTAACTTTTTCAGGATTAAGATAAAAGTTATCAACAATGACACATTTGGTATCACCTAACTGATGTACATGTACTTCAAAATTAGGATTAACTGCAAATATATCTTGTTCATTTATTTTTTTAATCATGCTCTGTCATTATGTTCAATCTCTACCATCATTTTAACAGCTGGAAAATAAATGTAATTAATTCCTGAGTTGTAAAGAGTACGCATGGCATCGTCGATGGTTTCAACCAATGGCTCGCCGCCTAGGTTAAAGCTGGTATTAAACAATGCAGGAACACCTGTTTGATTTTTAAATTCTTTAATCAGATTATACCAATGAAAGTTTTGTTCTTCAGTCACTGTTTGAATTCTACAGGTACCATCAACGTGTATAACTGCTGGAATCTTTTCTTTCACGCCCGGCTGACAATTTACAGCATACATCATAGACGGAGAATCTTCCATGCCACGCAGATCAAACCAATCGTGTACATCATCTTGTAATACTGATGCAGCAAATGGTCTAAAATATTCTCGTTTTTTAATCAAATTAACAAAATCTTTACCGTCGGCAAATGTTGGATCAAACATCAGTGATCTGTTGCCTAGTGCTCTAGGACCGTTTTCGCAGCGTTCTTGGAATAGTGCTACGATGTTTTTAGATCTAATAGTCTTAATAACATCTTTGTAATCAACATTTATTGTTACGCTGCCACTGTATTTGGCCGCAGTTTCTATAACTGCATCTTCAGTGATATGTTGTACCGGACCTAAAAATAAATTTTCATCTTTTGATCTTACTTTTGTATCTTGAGATGTTTTATAGTAATGATAAAATGCTGCACCCATAGCTGTACCTGCATCGTTCGAAACAGGTTCAACATATATCTTTACACCTTCCGGTAAGTGCTGTAGATAGAAATAGTTGGCAACACAATTTAAACCATACCCGCCGCTGATAACGATATTTTTATTACCTGTACGTTTAATTGATTTTAGAATCAAGTCAAGTACTAGTTGTTGCGATTCAGTTTGTACATTGTAGGCCATGTTTCTTCTAGAAGCCAATTGTGTTAGATCTTCTGCATCAGCTTCACGCATTTGTTGCTCGTACCGCTGCATTTGTCGTTGATCGTTGGGGTCAGTCACTGATCTATGAATTACTTTTGGATCGTACACCCTGTCATCTAGTTCAGCATAGCCTTCTTCATTGACCAGTGCGCCATTGGGATATGTATTAGTGAATAGATCTTTATTCCCACCAAAATTACCATAAATCTTAGGTGCTTTGTTCGGTTCTCCATACGGAAACAGACCCATAGTTTTACCCGCTTCTATCGAGTCGAATCCACAAAATCTAGTTACTGCTTCATATGCTTTAACAATACCTGTTTTATCATTAACTATAACTTCTGTACCGTTCCCATCACTGTTGTAATGTTCAGTCCTCCAAGGTCCGTTGCCTCCAAAATGCTTGTACACTTCCTCAAAGTTTGCAGGGTATGAACAATCATATATACTTTCAACTTCAAACATGGTTTGACCGTCGGGGCGTTCAATAAATGTACCTGCCCCATCTACAATAATAGCACTTGCTTTATCAAACCCAGATCTATAAAATGCCAACGCGGCGTGACTTCTATGGTGTTGATCGTGATATTTAATTACTTGGGTATTAACATCGTCGATTAATCTCAACTTCCTAGCAAGTGCAGAATACACATCTTGCCTTACAAAATCGTTTATTGGTTCGTCATGACCTTGTGTGTGAGATATTACCAAATAATCAATCTTGTCAGTATAGTCAAGAATTTTAATCATACTCGCAAGCGGGCCGCCGTCATATTTGTAGCGAGATAGTCTTTCTTCTTCAATAGAAAATACAATTTGTCCATCTTTTAAAAGACAAACTCCTGCATTATGCCCTCGAGCAATACCTGCAATGTATCCTGTTTTTTTCATTATTTTTCCTTGTGACATTTATTTTAAGCACAGCCGGGTGCAGCACACCCAGCAGCTTGTTTGGGTTCAGCATATGCCTTGGCAGTTTTACTCAATGTAGTTTTAATCCCGTTGGTAATTGTCTTAATAGTTTCGTCATTGAGCACCATTAGATTTTCATTGTGTCTATCAATCCTAATGTCTATCGCAACTCTTATTGGAGAATACTTTCTTTCGTCTTTGCCGTTATCGATTATAGTAAGTGTACTGCTACTAGGATACGAAATGTTTTCAGGGAATGTACCGCCTATAACCACTGTGCCCGGTTTCTTTAAGGCATGTGCAATATGCTGTCCCACTGAGTCGCAGCCCAAGAAATAATCAGCAGCATTGATAATTGCAGTCCATTGTAAAAGACTAACGCTTTCCGGTACCATTACCCCTAATGCTTTGTTTCCAGGAATTTTTAACTCGCTCATCATTATAACAGCGTAATTTTTATTCAGTTCTTCAAGTATTTTTATAATATCATCAACTTCGAATGATCTACCACTTTCGTCAATGATGGTGTTGCCCTGTAATCCAGCTGTTTTTCCAAATGGTTGGAAGATTACTACTTGTTGCTTTTTAAAATGATTTCTAGCTTCATTGACTAGTTCGTTTGCTTGTGCAATATCCTTTTTGCCAATAAAAATATCATATTCTTTGGTTTCTGGGATAAGTTCAGGCGGAACATCGTAGTTGATCAACATGTCAAACGCCTGCACAAGATTGCATCTTTGAGTAAAGTATGCGTTTAGTTTATACGGTTCGGGAGTTATGATTTCTCTATCTTTTAATTTTTCAAAAAGATCTGGGTTTGTAGCATGATGCACATTATTTGCTAATGTTTTGCTGGTTAAATATAGATCAATCCAACCTTCAACAACAATGACTGCTGTTGGATCAGTGTTTTTAACATAGTACTCTAGTGCGGGAATGGCGCATAGTACTCGACCTGCGCCGCCATTTATAAAAAATGCTTTTTTCATTGATATCGTAACCTTTGCTATCTAGTACGATATTTATTTTGAGGGCTAGGCCTCTAAGAATAATGTGAGCGAGCGTTGAGTATTGTGCTGTTACCAGCACAATACTATTGGAAATTAGTAAACGCCTGGGGGTAGATTTTGTAAAGCATCGGCATCGGAGGCATCTCTGTCTGCGATTCTAATAACCTTAACATGCTCATTTTCAAATTCCATGTTGGGTCCGTCTTCAGGACTACGCGGAAATCTTACAAGATATTTAGGAACATCTGCCCAATCTGCAGGAAGGTCTCTAAGTTTTTGTCTATAATCCAGCCATTGTTGTTTTAGAGCTTCTGGCATATCTGGAGCAATTTTGCCATCACTTGCAGCTAGTCTTGTATCTCTCTCACGTCTAATAAACGCATCATCTCTAATTCTTTTGTTCTCAAAGAATTTAAGCGGTGCTGTGTAATCGTCAGTTACAGATTGTTTATCATAAACTATTCTAATATCTGAAGGATCTACAACTGTGGCGTTTGGTTGATCGACTGGACCAACCGAAACTTCGTAGATCTTTGGGTCTTCTAATCCGCCGTAGATCAATCCAATTTTGCAGCAGTTTATGTCGGTGTCTGCTTTTAATATTTCTCTTTTGAGATCTAATGGAAGCGGACGATCAGGTTCGTCTTCTGGTGCAAACGCCTGCATTAAATAGCCAGTTTCTTTATCAAGCCACATGACTATTTCTTCTGGGCCTTCGTATAACTGTGTACTGGTTTTACCCAACGTATTTTCCAACGAAAATAAGTGATCTGGTATACTGTATGTTAGCATTTTGGTTATCTTTGCCATTTATTTCTCCTTAACTGTACGTTATTCTAACAAGGCCGCCAGCGCCAAAACTGCCCCAGCAGGCACTCGATGAGTCGATTGCGTGGCCTGAGCCGCCACCGCCTGGGAAAGCTGCGTGTGCTGAACAGCAGGCCAAATTGCCCACGCAGCGATGTTTGCCGCCAATTCCATGAGGTGCAGCCCACGGGCCGCTTGGGCCTCCTGCTACTGCGAACGCATCAGCACAACAGTTGTATTGGTGATTGTATGATCCAGTTGTGCCTCTAAAACACATGTCGGACCCGTATACTGGCGTATTACAGGCGTGATTGACCCAACCGGCATTGTAGTTGCCTAGATCGCATTGAGTATTTCCAATGTGGCAGTTATAGCAGTTTGAGATCATGTCCCAAGAAGTTGACCCGCCCATGCCGCCGATGGCACAGAAATTGCTGAGACCAGTGCCATTGACAAAACTGGTGCATCCATGTCGACAATTTTGATTACATGAACAGCAGCAGCTACATTCCGATGAGCCAGCGGCACATACAGTATATGTTGCGCCATCTGCAAATCCATTTACTGATTTTTGCAGGGTTCTTACGCCGTAATTGCCGCCTTGGCCACCAACTCCGTGATCATGGTCACCACCTGATGAGCCACCTGGGCCGCCACCTGACAGTATTTCAAACTTGATCGACGTGGTTCCATTAGGTACTACAAAAGCACAACAGCGACCACCATTTAGTGGTGTCCAGTTGTTGGTATTCCAAACATAGATTTCATACTGTTCTGCAATTTTACATTGATGTTGAGCGTTAGCGTAAATTATTCCTGCACTTGATAAACACGTTGGCATTTATTTCTCCTTAACTATATGTTATTCTAACAAGACCACCGGCGCCAAAGCTGCCCCAGCAGGCACTCGATGAGTCGGTTGCGTGGCCTGCGCCGCCACCACCTGGCCAGGTTGCGTGTGCTGAACAACAGGCCAAATTGCCCACGCAGCGATGTTTGCCGCCAACTCCATGATTTGTGCTAATTGGTCCGGAAGGTGAGCCTGCAACAGAAAAGTTATCTGCACAACAGTCATATGAAGAATTGTATGATCCAGCTGTGCCTCTAAAACACATATCAGACCCGTATACTGGTGTATCACAAGCATTATTGCCCCAACCGGCATTGTAGTTACCCACGTTACACTGAACATTACCAATGTGGCAGTTATAGCAGCTGGAGGTCATATCCCACATAGTAAAGCCACCCATGCCGCCGATGGCACAGAAATTGCTGAGACCAGTGCCATTGACAAAGCTGGTGCATCCATGTCGACAATTTTGATTACATGAACAGCAGCAGCTACAATCCGATGAGCCAGCAGCGCATACAGTATATACAGAGCCATCTGTAAATCCATTCACTGATTTTTGCAATGTTCTTACGCCGTAATTGCCGCCTTGGCCACCGATGCCGTGATCATAGTCACCACCTGACGAGCCACCTGGGCCGCCACCTGACAGTATTTCAAACTTGATTGTAGTAGTCCCTGTGGGTACTGTCCACGCACAACACTGGCCACCATTTTGTGGGCTCCAATTGTTGAGATTCCAGATATACTGTTCTCTTTGTTCTTCGATCCTGCACTTGTGCTGACCGTTGGAAAAAATTATACCGCAATTTGATAATTGTACTGGCATTTTTAATTCTCTCTTTTCATATCTTCAATTTCTGCTTTTAGAGCCTTGACAGCTTCTATCAGCAAAGGAATTAATTTTTCATACTTTACAGCAAGATATCCATCTTCTCTTTCAACCACAGCTGATGGTATTATTTCTTTTACTTCTTGAGCAAGAACTCCTACGTCCAGCATGGTACGTTCTGGATACATTTCTTGCGCAATTTTATTCCAGTGATACTGATAGCCTGATATTTTTAGTAATTTTTCTAGGCTATTATCAATCTTTGAAATATTCTCTTTCAGTTTAATATCCGAAGCTGCATATGCAACAATTTCTCCGCCTACATACATGGCACCAGTTACGCCAACGCCGCCAGTGACTGTTAGTGTTCCGGTAGAGTTGCTGCTGCTGGTCTGAGCACCTAATAAATTCAACTTACCAGTGCTTGGTTGATATGTCATTTTGGTAGACGACACATTCACGGCAGTTATATTGCCCGATGTAGCTGAGGTGAGCAAAGGATAGTGTAGGGTTGCCGATGTTGTTTGATCACTGAGTGAAATACCAGCCGATGCAAAACTTAATGTTCCAGAGCCGTTGGTTGAAAGAAGTTGATTGGCTGTGCCGTCAGCGGCAGGCAGTGTCCATACTAAATTAGCTGATATTGTTGCAGGGGCTTGAAATCCAACGTAATTTGACGAATCACTATCTGCGAATCGCAAATCATTTTGTGCATTTAACTGAATGTTTGCGGTAGCAACAACTTGTCCAGTTCCGCCCGGACTAAGAGTGATATTCTGATCCGCCGCGGTGGTCAAGGCTTGTTCGGGCGAAATTTGAATAGATCCTACTAGTGCAGGGCTACCCACAAGTCCGCTATTGATTCTTCTTGCCATGATCTTATCCTTTTATTAAGCTGTTGCAGTTTCAATACCGTAGACTACAGCATTTACACCTATAGCACTTGAGCGAACAACTAATAGTTTTCCGGCATCTAGTACAATACCTGTGCGCTCTAGCACACCTTTAGCTGACAGACTAGTGTCAAATTCAATATATTCCGAATCTGCTGGTGTGGCTGATGACGATACTGCTACTCTAACGGTAGCTGCCGAAGCACCTCTGTTTACTATATTGACAGTTACTACTGAAAATGTGCTTGCGGGTACTGTATACAGCGTAGTATTCGTTGCCGCTGCTAGATCTGCTATTCCTAATCTTCCTGTTGCCATAATGTATTCTCCATGTATTTATTTAGCTTAAAAAGTAATTGAATGCTATAGGTATGCCTATGACTCCGCCTCTGAACTCAAAGACTGCATTCATCTTGATTGGTCCTGCTGTTACCGTAGTTATCACGTTTGAGCTGATAAAAATACTACCTGCTGTTACGGAGTTAACATTCAAGCTGGCACCACCACCGCCAATCTGTCCGGCGATATATGCTTTGATTGCTCGTTGTGTGGGTACGATGTTATCTGAATCTGCTGTAAAGAACGGGTCTGTTGAAAATTCAGTGATTGTAGCTGACCCACCTCCCAGTGTTACGTTGCCCAGGTTAAGTTCTTGCAGTCCTGAAATATTAAACGCATCTGCATTTAATGTAGCAATACCAGTTGATTGTTCAATGGCAAACAAATCGCCAACTCGGAAGTTACCGTCTTGGTCAGTACTTGTAAAGAACACTCTACCCCCACCATTTTCTACTGTTTCATTTGCAGGAATTGCCGATTGTAGTGGTATTCCTGGATAATTAGTATCGATGAAGCTGCCTGTACCTATGTCTAAGAAGTCATGTCCTGTAAGTCGAACTTGGCTGTATTTCAGTCGCGTAGTAACATCTGTGCCGTCAGGTGGCGCTTCTGATATGGTTAGTTGCGGGCTGATCTGTAAAAACGCTGTGTAGGCGCCGTCGTTAGTGCCCAAGAATGTAATCACGTTGACTAACTTGAAAGTTCTGTCAGGTAAATGACTGAACACCACATTTGCACCTGGTGTAGGACGTTCAAAAAGTCTGCGAGTGGCCACAAAAGTGCCAGGTTGAAACAGATCTGAATAACCATCACCGGTATCTACTTCACCGCTGCCTGTGACAAACTGTGTGCCCCTGTTTACAAAACTAGGATTAGCCAATACACCACTGTTTTTCCTTACTGTCACAGGAGATTCAAACGTGTTGTTAGGATCGGTAAATGTGATTGTAGGCACAGTAGCGTAGCCTGATCCAGGTTCTGTGATATTGACCTGGAATAGTTTGTCAGCGGCCACTTTGGCTCGACCTCTAGCAGTAGCGCCGGTTCTGATATATGTAGCTACATCACCTGTGCTGCCACCGACTCCCACAAACAAGCCGTAACGATTTCTATTACCAAAAGTGATTGCTGAGAAACCACTAGCAGCCGTAGAAGTAGTTCTGGTTGTCCATGTCACTCCATCTGGCGATGTAGCTGCTGCTGTAGTTGTGCTCACTGCAAGGAATACTCCCTGACCGTAAGTGACTTTAGTCCAAACTGCTGTAGCTGGTAATGTGCTGGCTGTCCAAGTTATACCGTCTAAACTATAAGCAGCAATAGTACCGCTAGTGCTTGAAATAGCAACGAATCTGTTGTTACCGTAAGCGATGCTGTTCCAGTTTGAGCTAGAAGGCAATGTGCCTGCAGTCCAAGTGCCTGTGACTGTGGTCGATGTAGCATAATTAGTTACGTTGGTACCACTCTTGATTGCAACAAATCTGTTTTTGCCGTAAGCGATAGCTGTAAATCCAGTGGTAGTTAATGTACCAGTTTGATCCCAATTTTCACCGTCATTGCTGATTCGTACTGTGGTTACATCACTGCTAACAGCTACAAATTTTTGTTTACCAAAAGCCACATCAACCCATGTAGCAGAAGTCTGCATGCTAGTTGCTGACCAAGTAATACCATCATCACTGTATGCTCCAGTGGTATTAGCACTAGTGCCAACCACGGCAACAAATTTGCTGACCTTGCCTACAGAAGAACTGTCGTCAAACAGGCCTGCAGTCATTGCTGACCATGCTGCTGCGCTAGGCATCAAGCTGGCTCTAGTAGTCCATGCTACTCCATCTTCTGAAGTTGCACCTACTGTGCTTCCGCTTCTTAAGGCCACATATCTACCACCAATACCGTAACCGCTGTGATCAAATTCTAAGATAGCACCTGTGGTAGAATTCACTGCGGTGATTGTAATCACTAGATCGTTAGCAGTTGTAGTGCCGCCTAGGCTGGTACCTAATATGGTTATGGTCTCTAATCTAGTATAACCTGTTCCAGCACCTTGAATAGATGGTATATATTTCCATCCATTACGTATCACTGTGAAGGTAGCTCCTGTGCCCGAACCTGCATATGTTCCTGTTACCGTAGTATACACAGAAGTAGTTTCACCGTATTTCGCAGCGGTCCATGTGCCTGAAGTTGGCAGTGTGACTGCTGTGCTGGCATATCCAGGCGCTGAGAACGTTACTCTAGGTTCAATAATATATGTAGTAGAAGCATCAGGCGATGTAATTGCAGTGCCCGCAACCAAATGATCAAATCCTGCTGTGCCGTCTGATTCTTTAAGTAATCCTGCTACTTTAGTGCCTGAATTATATGTGTTAATGATACCAAACTGACCAACACCTGCGCCACCTGTTAACACAATCTTCATACCTATGTAGGCAGTGCTAGATTCACCGTCTGTAGCAGCAATGGTCACTGAAGTAGAAGTGCCGCCCTGTGCAGTATTGGAGTTGGTTATGTAACCAAAGCCTCCAAGATTGCCTTCTGCCTCTGGGGCATTTGTACTGTCATCAACAAGATCCAACATGCGAACTTCAAATACAGCATCGTCACGGAATTCATCATTCTCAACAACTTGCCCACTTCCGCCACCTGTGAGTGTATAACTGACTTCTGTGTAATCTATACCTGCATTTTGGAATTCTATTTGCAGCAAGGCAGATCCGTCAGTGATCACACGATCAATCACTGCTTCAAACTGTAGTCTGTTGTCAACTACTCCAGTTCCTGCAGTTTCGGTTGCATCAAAACCTTCTGCTACGGATCCAAAATCACCGTATGAGTTGTTACCGTTGGTTGCTCTGATTCGACCACCGTTTTCTGCTAGATATGCAATGTGGGCGTAATAGCTAAACACGGACACTAATTCAGCACGACCGTTGTTGGTAATCCAAGCGCCAATACCGTCTGATATTACCTGTGTAAAGTCGTTGGAAACAATACTGTCGTTGCCGCCGTTATGCAAAGCACCATCAATCTTTTGACCAACAGCCGCTGTACCTAGAGTAGTAACACCCTGCACATAAGGTGAACGTGTTATAATCCAAGTACGATAATCTTCTGGGCCCCAGCCTGGATCAAGCGATGCATACGCACCTGCAGATACTCTTGAGGTACCGTATTCATTTTCGGCTAACAGATCTCCAGTAAGTCCTTGCAGAGTTTGATCTCTAACACCAGTAGCGTCTCTGAGATAATACATGTCTTCTTCTAGGCTGCCCATCACACTGTTTGCATAGTATCTAGCTGCGTATCTAGATTTGTAGTTGCCTGGATATTTCAAATCATACTTTAGTGCATCAATGTAAGCATTAACATCTCTGAGGCAGGCTGTGCTGCTGTAGAATAGACTCACTGTCATAGACCCACTACCGTCGCTGGCAATATCAAACGCTGTATTTGAATCTCTTGTGGTAGCAATCTTAAAAGTAGTTGAGCTGACCACATTCTGTACATAATAAGTGGTTGTGGTATTGACTCCGCCAAATACAGTACCAGTGAATCTAATAGCTGCGTTTCTGGTCATCCAAGCAGTTGATGTGCAGGTAAACAAGTCAGTGGCTGCTGTGGCTGCTGTGACCGCGGTAGTGTAGGTTGAATCAATGTAAGCATCAATTTCTGCAACAATATAGTCTCTGTTGCGCTCTAATTGTAGCACAGCATAGTCAACCATTCTATTGCCTGTGGCACAACGACTGCCTTCATTGGTAGCACCGTAGACAATATCATCTACCATGGTCATTAGTGTTTCAATACGAGCCTGTGCTGTAGCATCGCCGCCTACGTTGGCCAGTGCTTCTGTCTTGGCATTAGTTAGTGCGTCTCTAGTAATGGTTTTTTGATTACCAACAAACACATCTGCTGCTGAAGCTCTTAGATATGAGTATGCTGCTTCTCTAGTTTTGAAGTTGCTGTTGAACATAAAGTCAAACATCACAGCTTCTAGGATCAATCGAGTATCTCTAATACATTTGGTTTGGAGATATCGAATCTTAGGTGTAACTCCGTCAGTTTTGTACGCACTTGGGAATATCGCATTAAAGGCTGTACCACCTGACGATAAGCAAGATACAGTAATGCTTGTTATGTTAACAATATCACCTGCTGCTAAACCGTGTGTTGCAGTAGTCACTACCGCATATCCTGTAGAGTTATTATAGACAAAGTTACTAACTGCTAACTCTGTTCCATTGGATTTCGTTACTATTCCACCACTGACATAGGTGTGTGCGAGAGTAT